AATGAGTTATACCCGATGTGTTAGTTGACGCCTGTGTGGGACACACTTGAACTGTACTTTTCTTAGTTTCATCGGAGTTATGCGAAGTTGACTTCACGATAACTGTAGCTACTGCAAAACTACCAACAAATGATACTAGCAGAACCCAGAACAACTTATTACTCTCATTGTACCGACCGATACACAAGATAATAAATATTCCGATAAAAAACCAAAGTAAGTCCATCTTTTTTAATTTTGGTTAAACGATTTTTTGATTTGCTTTCGAGTCCTTGATAAGATCGACTTAATAGTTCCAGTGGGGATTCTCAAAGCTTCACTAATTTGTACAACAGTCATGTTATTCACGTAGAATAACTCAAGAATCTGCTTCATATGAGCAGGGAATTTTTCAAATTCTTCGAGTATTCTTTCATACGCAAGACGATTGACAAGATCATCTTCGTCTGAAGATATAGAAGAAGCTCGTGATAGTCGTTCACTTTCTTCTCCTATTGGTTTCGCGTGGTTCTTGACACTACGTAAGTAATCAATTGCTGTACGGTTTGTTAAAATTCTCAGCCATCCTCCAAATGAGTCATAGTCTGTGAATTGAGAGAGTTTTTCATAAACTTTCAAGAATACAATGTTAGTTATATCCTTTGCTTCATCCATATCTTTAAGATAGTAGTATAGGATTGTATCTACAAATCCTTTATAACGATGAAAAAGTTTATTGAAAGCTGATATATTACCAGCTTGAGCGCTTTTGATTATCTCCACTTCCTCTGGGGTAATACATGGATTTTTCAAAACAAATAAAGCTATTTATAAGCGTGTCACTCGCATTGTGGATATAGCTTGACCACAATTAGGAGCTATAGACCAACCCAATGATCTATAGCTAAAAAGGTAAATCTTTGTCAACTAGATAAAACTTTCTGTTTCTCAATTGAGAAACTATAATGTCATGAAGTTCTATTTTTGTATTCATTTCGATATTGCACTTGTTTAAAAGGCCTGTTAGTATTCGTATAAGAACATCTAATGTTATATACGTCATGTCTTCTATTTCAAATACAATCTTTTCATGAACCCATGCCAATATATCCGTAAAGTCTTCATTTTTCATAACTTCTGCATACTCTGCAGGTATAGTTACATTCCATTTATATAATTGGTTGTAATGTCCCTTTTTAAAGCAATGTACACAATAGTCATATCCTTCTCTGCTGACAATGTACTCCCTTTTTGTACGTGGAAAATACTTAATCATTTTTTCAAATAATTAGTAATGAATTTTGCTAGTTTGTCTTTAATTGATTCGCTAACATTTTTTAGGTATCCAGAAGATAGTTCTTGTATGAACTCCTGTTCTGTCTTTCCTAACGAGAGATTAATTTTCCATGCATTATCTATGTACGGAAAATAGTACTTAAAGAAATTAACCCAACCTATAGCTGGTCGCATTCTTTCCTTTTCTTCTTCAGAAGCCCATACCCAGTCTATACTTTCTTCAAATTTAAATATACGCTCTTTGGAAGATAGACCTAATACAATACGAGTAGCATTATACCGTTCTTGTTTATCTGCGTATATATTTATTTGAGAATTATAAACATGGTTGATCCAAAGCTCTTTAACATGACACCATTTCAGTGCTATGTCTACGTAAACAGGTAACCTGTCACGGAGCATTTCTTTATACCCTGTTTTCATATTCGTAGGAGGATGGGGAATCGAACCCCTCTTAGGTCTTATTTATGCGCCTATCCCAGATATTCCTCCTGAATCTAGACCACTTTGGTAGGTCTTGCATCCACCTGACTATTACTTACGCTACGCAAGTATAGTCAACAACATTAAAGTTGCCATTTGAATTTATACAGTATCCTTCCTAACTAAATAGGTGTATTTACTTCCACGCCAATCAAAACCATACAGCCCCTTATTCTTTATTTATAGTGGAGCTGGTGGGAGTCGAACCCACGTCTTGGACGTATACCTCATACGGATATGCCTCTTTCTTAGTGAATCCTTAGGTGATCAATCCCAAAGACTCTAAATAAAGCCATTTGCTTGCGTTTTAAGGCGTTCTAACGCATCTTATGGGTAGCTAATCCACTCGAGTTGTTTAAACGTCTTAGAACGCTTTAAATAGCTTAATAAATATGCTTCGTATAAATGGTTCTAGACTCTATTATAATTCACATGTATCTATTCTTGATACACAATACAGTGTCTATTTACCTCGCCAATGAGGACTTCTTATAGGAGCACCGACTCTATGGTTCGCATATTGTAATTATTTGATCATCTATTGGATATATTGCAATAGCGTATCCTCGCTATGTGTGCTGCACGTGGCTCAAAGGCTCTTGTGTCAATGTTAATTCATTGAAGTGGTGTTTTCTCATCAATACTCATTAGCATTCTATTCATTTAAACTATTCCGGTCTCCACACTAGACTGGTTCTAAGACTCTGCTAGTTTAGCACAAATTTGTGTGTTACTGGGAAATTAATCCCACCAATACTGCCAACGGCCTTCAAAGCTGTTGCGCAACTCCTGCATCTCTTCTGTGAGCTGATTGTCACTTTCACGATTCTTCTTACGGAACTCTTCACGTAAGTCGTCGCGCTGCTTCTTGTGTTCTGTAGGAGTGATTTTGCCAGCAAGTACACTGTCGAGAAGTTCTTTCGTCTTCGTAAGATACTCTTTGGTGTTCTTCTCTTCACGACGACGAGCACGGAGTTCAAGAAGAGCCTTACTATTGCTGTACTTAGCAGTGCAAATCATGTTCATAGCCTCATTCTTCTGCTTCTCGTCTTTCTGCTTCTCAATCTCGTCGATTGCTGCTTTGACGTTAGCCTCTTTCATGAGGTTACCATTCTTGATCTGATCCAATACATTCTCTTCTGTAACTGCTACTTCGTTACCTGCTGCTTTTTTTGTTTCTTTTGCCATTTTGATAATGATTTTAAAAATTAATATTATGCTTTACTTAACTAACATACTATGTAGTTAGTCTTGTAGAAAATAGCCGTTTCTGGCCTACCTGCTTTTACGCATTCTGCATCCACTGGTGCAAAATTAGCTCCACGAGAGAGCCTTATTAGGGCTTCTCTCGCTTTTATAGCTCCTTCTTCTGTTGGATACAAAGAAGTTGTAATCAGGTCTTTTTTGTTCCCATGTGAGTTTCTACTCCAAAGTTCTACTTTATACATCTTCCTCGTAGTTGTTGTGTTTGTACTTTGAGCGTTTATATGGCCTTGCGTTAATATGTCTAGCACGCTCAGTTCTTTTACTCTCCTCTTTTACCACCATGTGATGGTCATCGTAGTGTTTCATTCTACATTGTTGTTACAACAGCTTTAATTGCTGTTAGATGAGCTTCTGAAAAATTGTACTTCATAGCAACTTCTGCAGGGATGTTGTCTCTACATAATATACGTAGAGCCGTTTTCCCTTCTTCTGTGAGTGCTTTTCTTGCACCCATGAGGTTGATTCCAAATAAAACTGGATTGATCCACACCTTGTCCCCGAAATACCCTTTAAGGTAAATCATTGACTGCTCTGTAGGGTCTTTTTCTACAGCGTGTTTGAAAGTGATTGTTTCTGCTACTTTAGCTCTCGCTAAAGTTTGAGCAATATCACCCTGATCCAACTCTGATATAGAAATATCACGATCGCTTGTTATCTTCTCCTTTTTAAGGGTTTGTGCAAGCTTAATCATCAATTTCTCTGGAGCTTTAACTCCTTCGTAGAGAATTACAATAGCTCTTGTCTCCATATTACAACCCTCCCACTGAATCTAATTCTAACTCTTCTGGGGAGCCTTGCTTAGGTTTGCTAGCATCATTACCCTTTGGCAGATTGTCGTATATTCGCCTGTTGGATAGATACTCTTGAGCAACGTCTTTGATTGTAAATGTCTGTGAATGAGCCTGATTTGTTATTACATGAATTACTGCTTTTAATGTGCTTTGCGGCATATTCATAAATACTTGTTCATAATCATGGTCCATCAACATTTGGTTTTGCAAGATAATTGCATCGTCCACGTTTTTGAGTTGTGGGTTATTGTAGTCTTCAATTGCTTTTGCAACAACAGAAGAGTCTGCCTTAAGCCTCGCAGCTCTATTATCACCCATGTCTTTGCAGCTTGTTAGGCTATAGCCGAGGAAAGCCACAATTAACAGTGCTACGACTGTTAAAATCCCCTTAATCCATTTTTCCATTTTGATAATGTGTTTTGGATTTAACATAAATTAATTTGTCTAGTTTTTAAAGAACCCAGAATAAACTTATAGTAGTCTCATGGAGAATCGAACTCCAATTGCAAGAATGAAAATCTTGTGTCCTAACCGTTAGACGATGAGACCATATATGCACTATCTTCACAGACCATGCATATCAAAGTTGTCATTAACGCATAAATTGGTAAATAAGGCGTGGCTTTAATCGGATTCAAACCAATATTTCAACCTTATCAGTGTTGTGTTCTATCAATTGAACTATAAAGCCGTATATACCTATCTTCACAGACGGGTATATTGTAGTAATCGCTATTACTTTTTAGATAACCTTTAAGTACTACCTCACGGTAGATTCCCTAACAAATTAAACCACGAATAAATAAATAACAATTCATGCCAGAAAATTGTAGTGCACGGAGTTTTCGAAACTCAGCTCGCGCCCTTGATAAGCGTGCACTTAAAAATGTACATCCCCTCTGCATCTTTCATCCTGGACTTGGGACCAGTCGTACTCTCCTTGTACTTCGGAGGCGTAGGTTGCATTAAATGTACATATAGAGCGTTAGCTTGATACTAACACTCTATACTTTGGGATATTTATACTTTCTTGAAAATTATACTTTCGTACTTACAGTTCATTTTGGCTCTTTTTGTCTTACCATCTACCATTCCTAAGCATGAAAACAAGTTATTGAAAGCGCATCCTTTACAGCCGTCTTTTGCCCTATAAGCTCTGTAAACTACATTGTTTATAGTGCAAAATTGACCAGGCTTAGGTGTTTTCATAAAACAAAACTTGCCTTATTAAGCATTTTATTTGAAGCTTTACATTTATTAGTTTTCCGTTTGCGCTTTCTTTAATTAATTCGTTTTTTACGATTTTGGAAACTTTAAAAAGCTCAATAAAAATACTTCTTCCGCTTACTGTAAATAGTTTTACAACATTGGTGTTATAGCAATTAAATTTAACCTCTAATTCTTCCCATGTCTTTTGAAGATCATGATAGATTATGATTTTTCCATTTAATATTGCATCAAGCTCTTCTTCTTTTACTCTTAAGTTTGGTACAATTATTGGATGACATTTATCGCTATTTACCTTTACTCTTTCACCTAATCTGTTTATACAGTATAATTTGTCTTTTACCTTCTTTTTTACTAGAAGATATTCATCAAAGAAGCAATTGCTCTTACGTGCTGCAATAACAACTGCTCCTTTTGTTATTTTAGCCTTTTTCATCGCCTCACAGTTATGATTGTTTTTATCCTTATGATGCTAACTATAGCACCGTTTCTTAACTTAATACCTAATTGGGCAGGAATTCCATAGGTCTTACAAGTTTGGATATAATCAAAAATACTCTGTGGAACGTTGATTAGCTCGTTCAGGTTATTCTTTTCATCTTTGTATACTGCAAAGATACGCACTTTCCCTGTCTTTTCGTTAGGTACTTGCACATACTTCTGTATACACGCCTGATTACACATAACTGTGTCATATACAACTTTTTGTTGTACTTTCTGTGCACTACACTTTTGTGCTATGCCCACTGTCATTAATAGTACAAATAGTACTATAATTGACTTTTCAAACCAATCGTTTTGATTGTTGTTGTTATAAACTGGTACTCCCATTTTGATAATGTTTAGAGTTTTATTTACTTGTGCCAGACTTAGCACTGACACTTGCTTTTTTACATTCTATCTTACTACGTAGAATATTCAGTATTTTCTTTTGTTCTTGTAGTATGGCTAGTCTGTAGTTTTTCATTTGCAATGGTATTATGCATGTTATTTTCATAACACCACTACACCCTTCATCTTCTCTTAATGGTCCTCCATATACGGTGTGAGTAATCGGAGGTCCAATTACTTTATTGTATTTAGATTGTACATTTAGAGCGTTATAGCATCTTCCTAACTTTCTGAAGATTAGAAGCATATCGTCATATTCTATTCCTAGTTCTGTAACTATGAAATATCTACGTGATATTTTTCCATCGTATATATTACTTCTTACATCACCTACCTTTAGCACTCTTTCCATTCTGATAAGATTTTTTCAGCTAGTTTTACCACTTGTCTATGTTTGTTTACAATAGCAAGTCTTCTATTATAGAACTTATTTTCAATAAAAGAAATTAATTCTACTTCACATTCAAATGCAGGAATAAAGTTTGTTTCTTTTTTAAACACCAAACTCTCGCTTTCTTCATACTTATAATCGTTAATTAATTCAAGTATAAATTCGTCTATTGCAAAACCTTTGGTTAAGATGGTTTTACGTTCTTCTAGTGACAAAATAAATCTTGTATATACTTGAAATTTTCTGTCATTTTTGAATATGCGAGTTATTGAGCGTCTTATTTCACGACTATCCATACACCTTCTAATTTAGAATTGTAGTTCTTTATGTTATCGCCAAATTGCTTTGTTAAAATAACAATTTCATTCTTTGTCAACCCTTTAGCTATAAGAATACTAGCACCACCAGACTTAAAGAAAAGCCTAAATCTCTTGTTGCCTACAGAATCAACAGCGGCTTTGTCTTTCCGCTGCTGAATCTGTTGGTTTTGTATATGGACTTTAGTTTTCTTCATCGGCTTTCTGGTTTTCAGGGTTTACCATCTCGCCGTACACCCTCATTGATAGTGCTGACAGTTCATTTAGTTTAAGATCTGCTGACTCTTTGTCAAGAATTTCTACAGTAATCTCCTCTTGACACTCTGCAAACTTATGTACGTAGTCGATGTCTGCATCTCTAAATACCACAGAGGTCACCTTCACCATCTTTGGGAACTCTTTTGACTCTTTGTCAATTTCGTTGTCAACTAGCTCCCACTTTGCAATGCTTTGGGTTGTCTTTGTGATATTCTTTGAATGATAGCTACCCCAATTTGCCATCTTTTCAGATAACTCTTTATTGATACCTACCATTGTACAAATGTACATACCACCATTCTCTGTTGTCTTAATAACGTTCATTTTGATAATGTTTTTAAATTGTTTTACCTTATTACATTTTTGATAAGGCTTTTAATACTTCTGATACGGCTATTGCATAAGCCTTTTCGAGAGATTCATTGGATTCTAACTCATAGTTATAAGTTATTCTCCTATTCCTTGTCATGTAAATAACTGGTCTGAATTTAATCTTCAAATCCTCACTATTTACATCAACTTTAACTGTTATAAACACACCTTTATTCTTGAATAAGAATTCAATTGCTTGATGTGAGTCTGGCATTGCTACAAACTGTGGACCTTTTTCATTCCATTTGTCTGTAGGTGAGGGAAACACTGGTACTCCTTTTATGTAATACCCATTAGTTTCCCCCTTATATCCTAACTTTTTTAACAGTTTTGCATCTGTGATTCTTAACCTACTCTGCTCCATTGAAGAATAAAGATGGTACACCACGATTCTCATCTAAGAACTTCTTTGTGTCTTCTGTTAATGGAAGAACATCACAAAGCTGGTCATTCTTGTCAAACAGTAGTGATACTCCGTCTATATTTAAGACGTTTTTCCTACTGACGTACTTGAAATCATGACCGAAGAACTTACGCTCTTCTTTCTTAGACATTGACGAATGAGCACGGAAGCGTTTAACCTTAACGTATTTACCCTTTTCAGAGTCCCATACGTGGTTGACAATCATATGCTTAGCACTTGACTTATGAACCTTTCTTGCTGCAATATCAGCTGCATTTAGGAATTCCTTGAAATCTATTTCTTTCATATTATTCCTCTAATTTGGCTAACACTTCTTCAAGTGTATTACAACAATTATACGCTTCTTCATCATATTCGTCTTTTTTAATCCATACTCTTGTAGGATCTTCCTTTGTTCCGTTTTCTGTCACAAAGGTAACGAGATCTTTTCTGATTGCCATTCTTTCGCCATCAGACATGTTTATAACTATGAATTTATTCATAATATTACCTTGCACAAGGATTTAATTAATGTGCATATTCTCACTTTCGTGAGCACTCCAGACAGTTCCTATAAGTGCTACTATTATTCACACAGGGGCTGACAACAAATGGTGGTTATGGAACTATAAATAGAGACTTACCACCTTGTCTTTTTTCGCAATCATCTCAGATACTCACATACACTGTTACGTGTATCTAGATAATTTGAACCACAATCTGTTTCTAAGATTGGGTCGTCATCACCTAGCTTTTTGTCCAATAGCTCTTCTGTAGCTTTGTAGTAGTTGTAGTATTTGTGATTGAGCTCTTGAGCTCTTTCTTCTACTTCAATCTTACCATAGTCCATATCATTTACGATATGTAATTTGGCTAGATTTATTAATGCTACAATGAATGTCATTCCTAAACAGAATGATATTACTGAGTATGCTAATGTTTTACTTTCTAAAATGTTTACCAATTTTACCAATTTTGCCATAGTTTTGTTGTTTTAATTGTTAATGTTTAATCTTGTTCTGTTTAAAGCCATCACGCCACGTCAAGGCACAAGATATGTGATGGATTTTAGGGTTATTCAGTGCGCGCTACACCTGCCCCAGGGAATTTCAACCCATAATAAATAAGAATAGATTTGCGACTCTATCCTTATCAGCCACGACTGATATAATAATATAGGAGTTCAAACAATTTACGTGGAACTGTTTTGAATCTGATTATCTATCTTCCGCACATTACATAACGTCCTGGGAAATAGTAATACTTGCATAGTTATTTGCAATTTAACTATGTCCTGTTCATATCGACTTCGCAAAGCCAATATGCGGAATACCATGCATTTTATAATGCACCCTTAGTTTGCCTTCACTAAGAAATAGAGAGCTACTCTACGGTTTAATATTTGTCCAATATGAGATAATCGAAATCTCTTATATTATATAATCTCCCCTTTGAGAATATTGGGTATGTTGTAATGTTCCTATGTCAAGGATTTGATTTAATGTGTAAAAGGCTATTTATTAACACACCAACTACCGAAGTAGTCAGTGTGTTTTTGTTTAGCGCATACGGCGGAAATTCTGTTCCGTTGGTCTCTGTTGGTTTGTTGCAACTTGTGAAATTGTGCCGTATTCAAGATTGCCATTTTCAATGTCAGAATTGAGACGGCGGCGCATACGTGTTAAACTGCTTTCTTCGTCTGTATTGTCCCCGATATAAGGGTCAGATAAAGAAGAGTATTCACGTGAACCATTGTTAACAACTGTTTCTCCGTTGTCGTTCAGTTCTGATACGTCCCAGTTGAACACTGTAAAAGTAGCTTGTTTGCCTTCAAATGTTGCTTTAGCATTTTTAAGGCATTCAGCACTGTTATTACCCATATCTGTAATATCTATAATCACAGAATATGTCTGATTTCCTGAACGTGCTGCCAACATAGACGTAATATCGTCACCATCACTATCTACATTAGAGTTGAAAGTGAAGATGAGACGAGCACGTGTTACGTTGTTTGACTCGTTGAAGTCTGCCAGCGCTTCTGGTATCTCTATCGAAGACACCAAAGCTTTTCCTTGTTTCTTTTTCATTGTTGTAAGTGTAAATGTAAGTGTACTGCCAAAACGGCAGGGAGGGTGTTTCCCTCCGATAAAAGATAGAGGGGAGTAGTTTTTTGCTGTTTCGTCTTTTTATATACACATAATAAGTTTAAAAAAATAAAAAATGTTTCAGATTTCTGCGCTCTCACAACAAAAAATTCCAAAAAATATTGTTTCTCGTTTTTATACCCATAATGCAGATAAAAAATAAAATTTTGTTTCACGTTTATACGCACAACAAAAAATAAAAAATAAAATTTTTATTTATCTCAAACTGTGATAAAATATAATACATTCGATTTAAGGCTATTTACAGGCTCTCTGACGCGTTATAATAGATATTCTGGATAACTTATCCACCTGAGGGATTATAAGGGCTTAGAGAGGCTTAAAATGCGTCATATGTTGATAATTGTAGAAAATACTGTAATATTAGGCATAAAATCTGTTCTAATAGAGGATCTCGATCATCGTAAATTTATGATTTACTCTGATAGAGAAAAAGAAGTAGCAAGAATAAAGAGATTAGGGTACAGTAATATAAACTAATATAAACTATATAGACTATATAAGCTTAGCTAAACCCTCTCCTAAAAGAAAGAAATATATAAAGAAAGAAAAGGGTTCTCCCTTATAGGGCAAAATAAAACCCAGAATGAACCTAATCACCCTGGGTTAATATTACTTAAATATCTTATACATTCCTAACATTAACAATAACTGTACTGCCTGCCCAAACATACCTCCTACTACGGTAGCTGTAACATCAAGCCAGTCAAATACATTGCCATATTGTTTATCTTTATACTCTGCTGCTAATCCTGCCCCGATTGCAGCAAATATTGTTCCACATAGACCAGCATAGAATCCATATTGGATATGCTTTAATCTATTGCTCTCAGTTATCCAATGAAATGAATGAGCTAGAGCTTTAATTGTCTTTTTCATTTTTATTTTCTTTATAATTACTACACATATCATCTATTTGTTTATACAAAGAATTTAGTTCTTTATCAATGTAATTAGTTAATTCTTCTTTTGAGTATGCACAACAAACTGTTAAATTTAAATATTTCCAAATTGAAGTGTTATCAGCAGCTTGGCACTTTATCATTATACTTCTATATACAGGAATTATGCTAAATGTGTATTTAAAATTACTAATATTAGCCTAACGAACTCTTCTAAATATTGCGCTACATACCATGTCGATTTTATTTTCGTGATCAACATTAATAGAGTTTTTGTCTTTTATAAATAGAGTCTTTATAGTTTTAATCATATTTTTCATAGTTGTTCTTTTATTTGTTCTGCTATATACTTTGCATCAGGATGCGCATTATCTGATATTCTAAGCTTAAAGAATTCGTTCCATTGAGACTCTGTGCCTGTCATGATGAGCTCTGTTTTAAGCTGCAATGGGAGTACGTCTCTTGCATCTTCAGGCTTAACACCAGTTTTAATTAGTGTCATATAATTGTGCTTAGCATAATCCCATGCACCAAAGAATAAATTCTGCTGTACAGCACTAAAATCATCCCATCTCGTAGGCTCTACTACTGTTATCTCATTATCAAACTTACCATCACTGTAGTTACAATACCTTGTGGACTCCATTAAGAATGAGAACGCTCTATGTCTTACAAATGAATCAGCTTGTACACGAGCGCATGTTAATCTAAATGTTGTACGCTCCTCATGGAATTCTGTAGGTTCGCATAAGAATTCTAAATCATCGAGTAGATCATTTTCAACTAATACTCTATAATTTGTTGTTACAGCAAATGAGGGATTACCATAATTGTCTGCATATTGACATAGTTTATATGTTGAATATTGGTTATTGTAATATTCTATATTATCACCTCCAGATGGGATCATGAGATATACAGTCCCATGTTCCAAAGTGGAACCATGGTTCATACTTACCATTCTGTCAACAAACTCTTTAGCAGTTTTAGATCTTCCGTTCTCATCGTACTCTATCTTATCTAATGACTTATATGCTGTACGACCAGCTATCTCTATTTGTTCGTAAATACCAAGGAGATCATGCTTTTGCTCTAGCTTTTCTATTTTGTTTTCTATTAGCTTCATATGCTTGTTTGTATATTATGTACGCCTAAGCGTTTAGTTTAACAATCTATTGTGCTTCTTCATCTGTACAAGGAACCCAGTCTTTTTCAGGCTCCTTATATGCAGCATATATTACTTCTACGTAATCTGTGAACTTTAGGTAATAGTTCTATACTTCTTTCTTTGGCATAGTTAATTCTCCTTATATTCTACGTACTCTTCTTTATTGTCATTCACATCATATGACTTTAAGAATGCTCCTTTGGAAAACTCCTTCTCTTTTTCAATATCTTCCTTGGACATGGTAACTTCTTGTTCGTCGAGGTTGAACTTGATGGTGTCGTTACCAGCTTCCCGTCCTTTATTATCCCCAGACTCTCCATATACTTGTAATCCTTCTGACTCAATATCATCGTTGGTGGCTTGCACTTTCTTATCCTCAAGACCCACTTCAAGGCTCTTTCTAACATCTTCTTTGTTAACTCGTAATCTGTCATTTAATTCCTTTATAAAGTTTTCTTTTTCATCATTATACTTAGGATCATTGTACATTTGCATAAGTATATATGATGTATTATTAAATCCTTCTTGATTTTTTATACGACCATTCTCATCTTTCTCAGTACCAAGCTTGTCTACTAAATCTTGCACTTCTTTTAGAGTATACTTTTCTAAAACTCCTTTATCGTTTACAGATCTTATCAAAACGTTATCTTTGTATAGATTACTATATTTACTTATTTTCCCCATTGTTCTTAAGATAAATTAAAGTCATTATTGCATAGTTAACTAAGTCTAAAAGAGAATCTTCTATAGATTCATTTGCGTAGCTCTTATTGTTTTTAATTAAGCTGTTTATACGTTCAACTTTGTTGTTTAGCGGGATAGCTGCTGCTACTAATCCAAACTTATCGCATAGTATGTCAAAGCTACTTCCATAGTCTTTATTCTTCTTTTCGTATGTTTTATACATACCCTCAACTATGTCTTTAAACATCATTTCCTTTGTTGTACATTCCATTTTTAAGTCTATATCTTTGTTCTTTTTCAAGCCATCTCAGGGCTCTGATAAATGATTTGTTTTCCGCGTATCCTTTCAAAGTGAGCTACATACCTCGAGCATTCTTGTTCTATTTTGTCACCATTTTCGTCTTCTACAAATTGTATGTATTTCTACTTATCAAGCCATCTATAATATCTAGAGAAAGCTTTCTTTCTATCTATTGTTGTACTGTATCTATGTATACACTTAAGCATTTGTTTAGCTCCTACAGTACCACAAGCTTTTAGATCAGATATATTCTCTAAGAATGACATTACTCCAGCTTCTCCAAACTTATTTTTAAGATCATCATATTCTTCTTTAGCTTGTTTGTAGAATAGATTATTTTCATCATAGAATGGGACAAGATCTACTATATATGCAGAGTTTATAGGAGTATTATGAATGAAGTAATACTTACAATTGTCTGTGACTGGTTTACTTATTGTTCTAAGTGATAAATAATCAGCGTAGTATAGTATTGCATTTAGTTCTATAGTATTCATTTCTTGTATGATTTATATATACATTCACATATCCATCCAATGTAATAAGCATAAGGTTCTTGTACATGTACACTAATTACTTCATTCATCTTATCGAATGTATCTAATACTATATGCATAGCCTCATGAGCTATAGTATTTATTAGATCAGTATCTTTTTCTAATTTAGTATTACCAAATACGTTTAATATTCTTACAACAAATGTAGCGTATTTATTACGCTTATCTATAGCTCTAAATGTATATGCACTTGTAGTAGGTTTTGTAGATAAATACTCTTCTGTTATCTCTTTACCATCAGATGTTAAGAAGTTGTTTATTATATCTTTGTCAGTACACTTTCTATTACATACTGCTATGTTTACATCGTACATTGTTTCGTATATATCTATATTCTTCATAGTTGTATATAGTTTATATTATATATCTCACCCACCCTACCCCCTATTATCCCACTAACGATAATATACCTTCAAAAGTTGCAAATTACAAAAATATTTCAATTTTGCAACCAAATTAAGCTAGTCTTACGTTACGCAGTCGAATTTCACAAAAATATACGACTATGATGAAAGAATTAAAAGTAATCGAGCCATTCTTTAATCTCGAGATTGGAGATAAGTTGACTCTCACAGAAGACGGTAAGTCTTACGTATTCACAGACGGTGATAGTTCTGTTGATAAAACAGAGTCTGGCGATTCTAAGTTTTCATTTAGTGCTACATTCAAGATTGATTCTGTATACGCACAGGAGCTTATCAAGAATGGTTATCTTGAGGAAGTTGACTATAAGAAGAATGATACATTCAGAAATGTATTTGACGAGATTGATATTATGCTCAATCGTTACAATGATGAGCTTGATAATCTTGATCGTGACTTTGATGATAAGCCAGCTTGCTTGAAGGTTGAGAAAGGCACAGTTTTGAAGAATTTGATTAAGGCTTTAAGCCATCTTAGAGAGTTGAAGAAGTAATGGAAGATAACAAGTTAATAGATCAGTCACAGCTTGCAGAGAGTGTTGCTAATAAGATTGAATATAGTTTCACTGATGCTTTTTTAGTTAAGCTGTTGGACCCGATCAAGGTAAAGAAAGAGTTTAGTAAACCAGTCGATGTAAAGCCTGCAAAGAAAGATAAGAACGGCGTAGAAGCTGTAGACTTTGATAAGGTTGAGACTGAGGTAAAAGAAGTAGAATCCGATTTTCGTAAAGCTGTAGTAATTAAGACTCCATTATCTCTAGAACACAGTGATAACATTCCGTACAAGATAAGTGTTGGTGATGTTGTTCTTGTTAGAAATATGAGAGGTGAGTACTTTGATTTACTTAAAGACAGTAAGTTAGTTCATTACTACGATATAGTAGCTGTTTGCAAATGATAGATATAGATTCTATCTCCAGGGAAATATCTAAAGAAACAGGATATGACTTTGATGTTGTAAAGAAAGTTTGTCAACATGTATTTAAATAGACTGAACAAATAATGAAGTCAGATGATACGAGTGATATACTTTTTAACAAGCTATTTAAGTTTAAGCTTAAAAGAAGATATAAGGATAATAAACAAAAAGAATATACTACAAAATGAAGTACACAAAGAAAGATTACGCAAAGTTTAACATCGACCTCTCAAAGTGTGAGACATACGATGATGTTGTTATCTGTACAGTAGAAGGTAACGTTAATAATGGCGCACCAATTGATAAGCATATGTTTGAACAATATTGCGGTATTGTAGAAAAGGATGCTATCAATGATTTCTTAAATGAAGCTTTTAGTACTGGCACAGCGTTTAACTTCTCAAATGGTGATTGTAATATCACAAAGGTTAGCGCTGTTGAGCTTAAGGATGGTGAATTGCTTAAGGTTGAGAACGGCCAAGTTATAATTAAGAAAGCTTCTCTTATTAAGAGATTGTGGAATTGGGTAACACGTAAGAAGTAATAACAGATTATCCACGCTGTAAAGATGGATTGACTATAAGAAATGATATTTTCATAAGCTCTATCAAAGAGCTAACATCGCGGAGTGGAGAAGAGGTATCTCGTTAGGCTCATAACCTAAAGGCGCAGGTTCGACTCCTGCTTCCGCAACGATAATTTTTCATTTTAGTAATGAATTTTTTATTAATAAATTATGTGCATTACATTTATATCAAAGTAAATGAATTAATCAATAAAATTTCTAACAGAAAAATAAATTTTTTCATTTTATTTAAGATGGTGCGGCATCTTTAAAATCCGCACATCATTGCCCTATGGTGTAACGGCTAGCACAGGAGGCTCTAACCCTCTTAGTCTGGGTTCGAATCCTAGTGGGGCATCCATAACAGATTCATCCCACGCTGAAAAGGTGGGTTTAATAATTTAACTAAATACGAATGGAACTAAAAATTAAAAGATTGAATGATAAGGCTGTATTGCCTATACGCGCACACAAAGGTGACGCAGGACTTGACTTGACAGCAACAGATATTACACTTGAGCCAAATGATTGTGGTCAAACTGTTGTTGTATACCATTGCGGTCTAGCTGTAGAAATTCCAGAAGGCCATGTTGGTTTAGTGTTCCCTCGTTCTTCTATTTCTAAGAAGTCTATGTTTTTGACTAATGCTGTAGGTGTAATTGATTCTGGCTATCGTGGTGAGATTACTGCTAAGATGCATGTTACCACTGATGCTGCTCCAGCTGTATACAAGGTTGGTGAAAGATTTGCTCAGTTGATTGTTATACCTATTCCAGAAGTTACAATTACAGAGGTAGCAGAACTTAGTGAAACAGAACGTGGTGAAGGTGGTTATGGTTCCAGCGATGAGAAATTGAGCGCACCTGATGCGGAAGCAGATAAGACTCAAGACGTTGAGAATACTACTGAAGATGCTACGATGGCAGCGGCTGATTCCGTAAGCGAATCTGAGGTAGCTGAGTAACGCGTAACAAGGCTATGCGGAATGGCGTCACAGATGGTACTGGCAATATTCCGACGGTAAGGGGATTACACATAATGTGTAGTTCCCTTTCCTTGTTTGTATAATTATATAAATTATAGCACATGAAGAAATCTAAACTTTTTGGTTCCAGACTTGTGGAAAATGTGTTTAGTCCAAAGACTCCTAGAGTTATTATGTTTAGTGACAGCGATAGCATCACTAGACAAGTGTTTGAAGAAGGAGATATACTAGACGCTAATTCCATTAGAAAGATATTATTGAAAGGTGGGTTTAGTTCTGGCGGGCATAGTGGGGGTGGTTTATCTGTAGACTATTTAGATTTAAAGTCTTAGATAGATAACCTAAAGAATTATATTGATGGAAAGGACAATATAATAAATGATGCTAGACGTCTAATATAGGCGAATACTGAAGGTATAGCACAGAACTTAACATCCATTAAAGAATTACGCAACATTATAAACAACTTTAATATAAGTAATGCTTTATATGTTGGCGAAGTTGAGCCAAGTACTAAAGATGTACTATGGCTAGACACCAGTGATGGTGTACATTTAGATAGCTCTAATTCAGATGAGCTATTAAAGATTAAAGAAGCTATTAGGGATATATACTCAAATATGGGTACTATAAACAAGATGATCCTTAATGGTATTATAGCTGGAGATTCTAACTCTAGTGCAAGGTAGATGATTATGCGTACAGCAGATCCTATTAGGCCTACAGAGATAACAGAAGACCCACATGTTAATACAGATCCTACACAACCAAATACAACTGGTGTAGAACCTACAGTTAACCATATATCTATAAAGATGGATACTGCTATTAACTTTAGTAGAAACAGATAGAATCTTATAGATGGTGAACTGTTGTATTATACAGATAGAAAGAAAGTTGTTCTGTATAAAGACGGTAAGTTTAATGTGGTAGGAAGTGAGCAGTCTGCTGGTGGTTCTGGTAGTGGTATATCAGTAGATGACTTATATGCTACACATCTTGATCATCTTACATTTACAGATGGTGATTCTGCTTATAATGTACAAGTAGATCAGAATGGTAAGATAACTGTAAGAAAGAAGAGTGATCAAACTACAAAGGTTGGTAATGTAGATCCAGCATGGAAAGTATATGTTGATCATTTGCTGTGTATAAATGAAGTATACTGTGGTGGTGTAAATAATGACAACCAGATATGTAGCCATAACTTTATAGAGCTTGCAAATGGTTCAAATAACGATATTAATCTTAATGGTTTAATGTTGTTATATACAGATGGAACTCTATACGGTAATGGTCACAACGGATTTAAATGGAAGACTCTTAAGCTTGATGGTATTATAAAAGCAGGTTCTACATACTTAATACGTGGTGCTAGATGTAACACTAATAAGAGTGCATTTATAGATGTTAATACATACGATCAGATATGGATGGATGGAGATAATCCAATAGGTTTTAGTCAAGATGCTTCAAGCTTCTATCTATGTGTTGGTGATATTGCAAATGACTGGGTGTATGATCAACAAGGTAATCCTCTTGACAAAGGTGAGTTGAAGTCTCCATGGAATAAGAACTTTACATATCAAGGCTATATTGATAGCTGCGGATTTGGTTCTGGTTCAGTATATGAGGGCGATGCTACATTCCAAGTCAATAGCACAGATGATGCTAAAGATTGCGTATATGTAAGATGGTTTATGCTTGAACCTTCTAAGCAAGGTAATAAAGCTTACGGGGCAAGGAAAACAAAGTCTTTGTGGACATATATAAACATGAACACACAGACATAGTTTGCTGGTAATGTTCCAATGTATTATTATCCAGATAGTCTTAAGCAGAAGTTTACTCCAAAAGCTTCATGGGAAGGTAAGAACTTCTTTACAAACAAGACAACATTTGATCCATTTAAGCCAAACTGTTTAAGATGTACATTTGGTATAAAAGCTGCTGCTAGCAATACTAGTAAAGCTTCTAGGTGTTTCAACTGGGTATCTGTTGGGAATTATGATGAGTATCTCAGATATAGGAAAGTTGGTCAAACCGAATGGACTGTTGTTAGATCTATAACACAAGGTGATAAGAATAACACTGCAGCTATAAATAAGTTTATAGATCATTATAAAAGACTTAGATGGAGAACACCTAGTGGTACTTGGGTAACAACTCACAAGGCAGTTCTAAGCAATGTATTTGAAGTTGGAGAATATGAATACCAAGTTGGAAGATTTGGAGACGAATCTTATAAGAGTAAGATTTATAAAACAAACATTGCTGATGAAGCTACTATAAACACTAATGGTTTTACATTTATATAGGAAACTGATTAGCAAGGTTTTAGTTGGCTAGACTATAGACCATGGTTTAGATCTGCTGGTATAATGGCTGAAGAAAACTTTGATTTCTTAGTTAATACTGGAGATATAGCACAGAGTGGTAATAGAGAGAATGAGTGGATTGATTATTATGAAGCTCTTGATACGTTTATTCCAAATAAGACAGAGATGTTTACTATAGGCAATAATGACCTATGCAGTGAACAGCCAACACTACTTACAGATGGAGAAGATGCTACATCTAAGTTTAATCACATCAATGTATTGAGATATTTTACATTTGAGCTTGACCCAGATTTTGATTACTCATTTACATGGAATGGAAAGCAATATCCATTATACTCATTATACTATTTCACATACGGCAAATTTAGTTTTATGTGTTTAAATTCAGAGACTGCTGAAGCTTCTAGTAAAACATATAACAACGGAATAGAAGATGCTTCATTTGCACAAGCTGCAAATAAGAGTATTGAAGATTGGTTTGTTGCTATGATGACATCTGGAAAACTAGATACAAAACCATTCGTATATATGCACGAAATGCCATTTACAATGGTTACATGGTAGTTTATGAAAGGTAGTGCTGGTAGAGAAGGCTCTCACCTTAATATACTCAATTCTGCTGGTAAATATAGATTCTCAAGACTGTTTAAGAAGTATGGAATAAGACTTGTTTTTGGTGGTCATAAACATACATATACATTGAGTAAACCTATATATGATGCTCCAGATAACTATATAACATCTGATAATAAGGCAAGTTTATAGGTAGATCTTATGGGAGATGTTGATGATTCGTTATCTAGAAAGCCAGTTATTTAGGTTACAAGACAGCAAGATATTGATACAACTAATAACTATGCTAGATATGAGTTGGTTGATAGAATCACAGCTCCAACATATGTTATGTCTTAGGCTACTGGATATAAGCTAGTTTCTAATAAAGAGCAGCCATCTGGTGATGAGTATATAATACCATGGTTAATGTCTTACTTTAAAGCATCAACAAATGCTACAACACCAAATGAGAATAGAAAACAACATTATCCAATGTATATAAAATATAAAGTTACGAGTGATTCTGTTGTTGTTGAAGCTAAATAGATACATGGTGTGTGGGATGTTAATGAAGATAAGAACACAGCTAAGTGGGACCCAAATAAACAAATCCCTAATCTAACTACTGTTAGTATGACTTGTGAGCCTACAACCGAAGCAGACAAACAAGCATATAATATAACAAGTACAGAAACGTATACAATAACTCTTTAATCTTTTAATAATGAACAACTTAAAGAAATTTAATACCGACCGTAGCAAATGGGAGATATTGATGAGTAATGATGCTAAAGGCATATCACTCACAAATCCTAAGATGTTAAAAGATAACGAGTCGGTAATCTCGGTAGATACAGCTATTGAAAGATTAAAGGATGATCTTTCTATAGCAAAAGGAAATATATCATGGCTTGCGCTACATGGTGGTGGAGGCTCTGGTGGAGGTGGTGGAACTACACCATCTGGAGAAGAATTATCTGTAGCTATTAAAGTAAATGGATAGGGCTCTAACTCAACTATTAGTATGGGTGAAGATGGTCTACAGGTTAATATAGATGGTATATCTGTAAAATACAATAAGCCTTGGGAAATATCAGCATATGTTGGAAGTACTAAGGTTTATGCTACATCTGTAAACGCATCAAATAGTTTATTCTTTATACCATATACAAATATTGCAAGAGCATTAAATAATCACACTGGAAGACTATTAATATCAGCATCTTATACTGATGACAGTAATGGAGTGTATGGACAAGGATAGTGGAGTGGTTCTATAATAGATAATAACATAACTTTGAAATGTGATGATGTAGCGTCATCTTTATCAACACTGAACACATCATTTATAAAGCTACAGTACAGCGTAGGAACTATTGGATAGTATACATTAGATTTAAAAATCTAGGGTACAAATAATAGTATATAGAAAACATATGATATTAGTATAGCTTCAACTAACCAATAGACAAACTCTATAGAGTTATCAGATTTATTTACAGATGATACAAAATGGATTGATGTATATACTGTTACACAAACTTTGACTAATAAGCAAGATTAGAATATAACTAAAACTATAAAGTCATCTTTAACGCTTGTTTCTAATAACATTATGATTTCAACAAACGTTATGAGTAAAGACTAGAACAAACCAGTTGAAGTTAATATGGATGGAAGTCTGTATCTAGAGTTTACTCCTTATGTATCATAGCTAACATCATTTAATTATGATGTGTTTGTTGATGATACTCAAGTTAGATCTAATCAACCAGGTATATTTGCACAAACTGTTAAAGATTATATATCTGTATCAAATAAAAGCTTTGCGGTAAAAGATAAAGTATCAAAGGTTAGAGTAGTTGTTAAAGCTGGTGATAAAACAGCAGAAGCTGTATATTATATTAAATTTATAAAGTCTAAAGTTAACTATATTAAAGATACATTCAATATGTACAACAACTGTATCTTTGATATGACAGCTAGAAACTTTAACCAAGGTACATACGAATTCCCATATAGTAACTCTCTATACAAACTTAAATCTAAAGTAGCCAAATCTAATATGTCTACAGTTAAATAGAATATTAGATCTACTATTAGTGTCAAAGATACTGGAGAGTTTTATTATAGAGTTAGTAATGGTGCTACTGGTATTATAAATAATTTTTAGCTTGATAATTCAGATTATAAATTCGATGACTTATTATCATCTTTAGGAGATGTATATACTATATGTCTACACTATCATGCTGATTATCATCCAGATGATAACAGAACTATATTATTCTCTGGAGATACATCTGTAGCTGATAGTAATCTTGGTGAAATTACAAATGGTATATCTATTGATGTACATGGTTTGTATATTGATAATCAGAGAGTTTTAGAGCTTGAAGATAACATAGATAATGATATAGCAATCGTTTGTTATCCACAACAAGTTGATGGTAATACAGAATATATTGTGAAAGTTTACCTTGACGGTGTTGTATCTGCAATACGCAAATTATCTACTAGAATAAAAATGGGAGATAATTTATATATTGGTTGTAGAAGGTATGTAAAGGGTGGAAATGAATATCTAATAAACAAGTGTGATACAAATATATATAGTATAAGAATATATACAGAAGCTCTTAATGAGTTTGATTTGATGTGTCAACATATAAATAACATCATATCTACAAACTATGTAAACGGAGCTCCAAATTATAACAGAATTGATGCTGAGCTAAAGAAGAACTTCTGTTCAAGAGATGCTGATGGAAATGTTAAATCATTACTATACAATCAAGATGCATAGCAATATACTATTGATTTCCTTCTTGATTCTAATAATAGATTGGATGTAAATAAGCTTTCTGAAAATGCCAAAGAAATTGGTGTTCCAATTATGCTTATAGATGTTAGTAATGACTCTAGCTGGACATTTAACCAGTTTGTTAAACAACAGTCTTCATCATCTGTAACATTACCAGAAACTGAAAACAAAGTTGTACAGTACTGGGACCCAATTGGAATTAGTCAAGATGGTTCTAATACTGATAATACAGTAAAGACTATTAAGAATGCTACTATAAGTTTACAAGGTACATCAACTCTTAAAGACTCAGTTAAGAACTTAAATATATCACTTCCAACAGGCACAGTATTTACTCCTAAATCAACATGGATACCAGAGTAGACATATACTCTTAAAGCTGATATTGTAGATAGCTCTCATGCTAACAACGCAGCTATTGGTTCGTTTATAAATACAGAGCTTGGTAAAAAGGATAATCCATATTTCCCATTTGACCAAAAGGCAATTAAGAATGTATATGATTCTTAGTATGTTAAAACACAATAGCCGACAGCTACTCTAAAACATACAGTAGAAGGTTTCCCTGTATTTGTTATTATTAAGTTCTATACAGATGCTTAGAATACATTATCTGTAACTCCGCTTGGTATATATTCATTTAATATTGGTCGTGATGCGCATAGAAACTTAGGATTTAAATCAGTTAGGTCTATAGTTACTTCTAATGATAATAATCCTATACATGTTACAACATTCCCATTCTATGCTGACAATGTAACCGTAGACGAGACTTTCGACCAAGATAATTCTGCCTGGATTGAAATAAAAGATACAAACTCACTTGTTGGGTTTGAAAGAATAACGAACAGTCTTCCAGAAGACCTTGATACAAGTAAAGGAGACTTTTGGTAGAATGATGACAATATACTTAACTAGAAATATGAAGTAAGATTCCCTAGTGGAAAAAGAACTTCTGATTATGCTGGGTTTAAGCAATTTGTATCTAATATTATGAAACTCCCAATAGAGGGATGTTATTCTAGTGATGTAAACGGATTGAATACAATTCCAATGATCTCTGGTTCATATGATTAGTATACAGTTGATTCTAGTGGTAATTATAGTAAGCTAAATAGAAAGCAACAGATTATAGTAGACCCAAATAGTATTAGTGATGATATGGGGTTCAGTGTAGATAGTGCATTTAAGTATTTTATTATCTGTAACTATTTCGGCCTTGTTGATAATTTTGGTAAAAACTCTACATATAGAACATGGGATGGTTCTAAGTTCTATGTTGACTTCTATGATCTTGATACAGCTAATGGTAGTGATAATCAAGGAGAGCTTAAAATTAATCCAGATGTATGGATTAAGTACATAACCAATCAAGCTACTTCTGCAGACGCTACACAAGGAATGCAGTATGTTGCTGAAACATTTGACCACGATAAAGGTTTATCTAAAACTACAGTATCTGCTAACACTAACAAGCTGTGGCTATCATTAGATACGCCATTTACAAAAGCAAAGTGGAGGGATGGTCAAGATACAGTAAACTCAATATACGCACAATACTGGTATGAGTTTAGAAGTTTTACCGAAGCTTTAGCAAATGCTAATGGTTATGATACTTTTATGAATTACTTTACAGATAAGTATTTTATAAAATAGACAGAGCTTTGTGGTTCTCTTATATTTAATTATGACTACAAGCTTAAGTACATGCTTTAGTTTACTAATAATATTATAACTAATGCAAAGGATATTGTAAAGCTTCATGGTCGTAAAGTAGCTCATAATAGAACATGGCTTAAGAAACATGTTGTATTCTTGGATAGTTTGTTCAGATGGAGAGATATGTCTAAGAGACAAGCAGCTATGACATTTAAGAATAACACTGACGTTACAGTTAACGCTACTGTAGCTGGTACTTAGGTTGATGCTTTACCAGTAACATCTAATTGTCCAGTTATATCAAGAATAGCTGTTGGTGATACTGTTCAAGCATTCTACTTCTTACCAAACAATACAAAGACTTATGTTAATGTTGGTAATATGTAGCAAGGTGGTCCTTACACTTGGACTATTAACAATTCAAACACGATTATAGAACTAGGTGATAAGCTAACCCCATTGTATAATATGAAAATTAGCTCAATAGCTAAATCTATAAATGAACTAAACATCGACCCACTTGGTTTGCCAGCTATACACACTATAGATATGCATAACAATAAGTACTTTAGTGGTTAGTTTAGTTTAGATGTATTTAGACAGGCAAACGTATCAGAAGTTAGAGCTATAAACTTTGCTAATACTTCATGTGCTGTTAGTGGTGATTCATTCTACTTAGATATAGAATAGAACCCTGGAACTCCAAATGCTAAAACTAAGTTTACAAAGTTAACTGATATTGATATATCTGGAAGTAATTGTATTACAAACATATTTATACCAACTAATGTTCCGTTGTAGAATCTAAATATTACAAATAGTAATATTATGGATTTAAAACTTATACATCAGCAATATTTGCCAAACTTAGATTTGACTGGATGTAATAATCTTAGGTCTGTATATATTGAAGATTGTAATACAATCAAAGAGTTAAATCTGTCAAATTATGCTAATTTAAGGAGTGTAAAGATAACACACTGTGAAAATCTACAAAGACTTATAATTAACAACAACTTAAATCTTGAGATTGTAGACATAGAGAACTGTCCAAATTTATCAGATGTTACTATAGTAAACAACGTATAGTTAGTTGGCGGTAGAGATGATAATTTTATAACATTATCAGATTTAAATAGTCTTACAAATGTTGACATATCAAACAATGTCAATCTGAAGACTATAAATATGAGCAACTGCAATCAGTAGAATATATTAAAATTATATTTAAACAGTACAGTTGTTTCAAATATAAACGGTGGACAACTTCTTGATTTATCACAGTTCTCAAACTTAAAACAATTTGATATACGGAATAATACTGGTATATAGGAGATACAGTTCTCTACAAATGCTACTAAGCCAGCATACATAACAAATCCATTTACAAAGTGTGAAAATTTATTGAGGGTTTATGGTAATATTGTTGTTAAATGCAATGCATGTTTTGCTGATTTGTCAAAATTCTCAATTCATGGTACAACTAGTACTATTAATTTCTAGGGTAAAAATGTATAGGCTATAGCTGATAATACACACGTTGTAAAACTTCCTAGTGAAATAATTACAAACAATGCTATACCTGATGATAATTTTGTAATGCCTATAAATGTATCAAACAAACAAACTAATATTACATTTTAGGATATAGATAATGCATTAGCAATGTATAGAGGTACAGCATGCACTTTATTTGATATATATTATACATTATAGAACTTAGGGTCGCTTAAGAATCTTGATACAATGTTCTACTTTGTATAGAATGCAAAGTTTTAGAAGACAAATCAAGCTGATAACTCCCCTAATAGATATATGTTTAAGCTTGCTAAAGGTATTACTTCATTGCATGATACATTTACAGGATGTTGGGGAAATAGCGCAGTGTTATATTCCCCTCACTTTGTAGGAGATATCGTAACTGTAGATGATGGATTGTTTAGTCCGCTTGTAGACTCCCTTGTTGATATTAGTGACATTTGGACTGGACCTACAACTGGAGTGTTCGACAGATTCTTGTTTAGACACAGCTCTAAGGATTACAAGATAAATAAATCTGAATATTTCTTAAGTAGTACAAACAGTGTAATTGTAAATAATACAAATACACTCAATACATCTGATGTGTTTAATACTACTACTACAGACAATCTTGATGAATCATTTAAAGCTAATGCGTCATTATATGGTAATCTTAAAGACTTCTTTAAGAATTTACCAAACCTTAACTATATAACTAGATTTGTAAACGCTAATTATATAGATTATGATACAATAAATATAACAACTAATGTCTATGAAGTAGCAGTGTCGTTTACATCTAAATACGGTCATGGAACTATTGATTTTACAAAGATATTTAATAATCCGCAATATGTTACAAGAATAAACGGATTCTTATCTAATGAAAAACTAAATGGTGGTGTTGTATTTAATATAAACAATGACTCATTTAAAGGTTTTGTAAATCTAATATCTATAGATTGTATTGATAATAATTATAGTTAGAGTACGTTTGGAAACGGTTGTGCTAAAGTTGTTAATGGTCAATTTCCATATGATATATTTAAGAATTGTCCAAAGCTTTAGAATTGTTGTGGATTTTTTGCATATACAACAATGCCTAATTAGATAAATGGTAATCATGTAGAACTTCCTGGTTCATTATTCTTAAACAATACAAAACTTAATAACGTTATAGGCTTGTTTAGAGATATTAACTTTACATATAAGTTGGCATCTAATGGATTTGCAAATTGCCCAAACATATAGTATGTTGATGGAATATTCTCAAATTCATAGTATTCTGAAAACAACCAAAGTTTTATACCATATAAATTATTCTACCATGGTAGTAGAAATGTAAGCAATACATACTACGGTATTCCAGATGGAACATTAACAACCGATTCTGAGTATAGAGACCAACAGAAGGTTTTGATATATAATATTGTCAGAAGTGATGGTAGTGAGATTAAGATGGAGAATACTAATAATGTTATTAAATGGTTTAGTAAGAACTCTGGAACTTGGCAAGAAGTAACTAGTCCAGAAGGTGCTTTATATCAAAAATAGATAGTTTCAGCAGAAGCTCCAAATACGTCTATCATTAGCATGACTAATGCATTTGCTAATTGTAAGATTGACCCATATGTAAATAATAGTCCAGAGATTACGCATAATGAAAATTATAATCCGTTTAAATTTATATATATAAATGGTATTATATAGCCTAATAGTAATCAAGATAATGTTGATGAAACTATAATGTGGTCATATGATGGTGTTACTGGAAAAGACAATAAGCATGATGGTGATTATGAGCATGATAAAAACACTATATTAGTTTCTATAGGACAAGGTGGAAATGTTGCTAACGGAAGCTTAAACTTCTGTTGTGCTCCAGACCTATTTAGATATTGTAATGGAATTTGTAATATAGTTGGGACATTCTTTAACTGTGGACCTAGATGGCCACATTATACAGAAACTGGTATTAGAGGTAGAATACCTGATATACTATTACTCCCATTTAAGAACTTTAAGAAAGACTTGACTAATCTATTTAGTGGGTGTTCTAGTTTATCTAGAGTATCAAAGAGTAGTGGTAGTAATGATATATACGTAATACCTCCACACTTATTCATGTACGCTCCTAATATAGAGTCATTAAATAGTACATTTGCATATACTTCTATATATCCGAATTAGACGCTTGCAGCATTTGATTACATATCAAATAATACACTTGGTAATATAAGTAGAGTATTTGCATTTGCTAATGGACCAGAGAGTACATCTGCTAATCCAGTTATTATAAATTCAGTATTCTAGAAGTTTACAAATCTAGTTGATATAAATAGTGCATTTATACAAGATTATTAGAATAGTAGGAATAATGGATACTTTAAATTTATATCAGTATTCCCATCTAATAGATATACAAGTGCATCTCAATATTCTAGTAATCAAAGATTTAGCAATGTATTTAGAGGTTATAGTAATGCTTGTGTAGTACATGAAAATCCTAAGACATTGATTAATAATAATATAACAAATAATTATAAAACCGTATAATGGATGCGGGATTAAATTAATATAAAAACATGAATACAGCAAAATTAGTTAATTCCGCACTAACTGGTGGCGGTTTAATATATCCAGAGAATCTTAATGTCATTATTGGCAATGAGGATAAAGGCTATCCGAAAGGTTATGTGCTAGATGCTAATGCTACACTTAGTTTAGCTGGAGGTGTAGGTAATGGGTCTGGCCAACAAAACAATAGTTAGCAAGATGAGCCATTTCTTAAAAATCTACATACTTTTAATACTAATCTTAAAAAAGGTTACCAACTATCACGCGGTGGTTAGGATAGTTATAACAACAATTTAATAATTGGAACAGATCCAAAAGGAGAGTTTAATGGCAATAGTATTGGATATAGTGATATTATATAGGGAGATACGATAGTTTCTGTTGGAAATCAAAATATATTAACTGGCCCTTATATATTTTCAAATTCAAAAAATAATCATATAATTTCATATAAGAAAGCTTAGACCCCTACATATACTAAGGTTGATGATAACAACATCATTGTAGAAGTTGATAAAAATAGCCCATTATATAATTTGATAAAAAGATCAAGCATTTTATTATATAATACAGAGGTTAAAAATGATAAAATTTTAATAAATGAAGGAGATAATAATTAGATTAAAAACTTTAGTTATACTGTAACTGATGTTGATGATAAGCATATAAAACTAACTAGTGCAGGTTTTAAAAATTTTATCAAAGACCCTACTGGAAAACTTCCATTTTTCAATATATACAGTATTGGTAAAACGGATATTATAAATGGATATAATATAGTTAATAGTGGATCTATTTGTATAATGTCTGGAACCGATATTAATGTTGATAAAGTATTTAACTCTGCAGCTTTCGGATATGGGTTAGAGGTATCTAATAGTGCAGAAATTACAGTAGGTTCTTACAATGTATCAAAAGCATTAACTGGAGATGATGGATATGTATTTACTGTTGGCGCAGGAACTAAAGATGAAAGAAAGAACGCTTTAGAGGTTAGAAGAAACGGAAAAGTTTACATATAGGATATTGGTGGGTTTAATGGACATAACTCAGACGTAGCAAAAACTCTACAACAAGTTATATCTGAAATACAAAACAACACATCTTCTACAACACAGCCAGTTGTTGATAATGGTCCTTGGGATGTAGATATAACATCAAGATTTACTAATGGAAATGTTACGATAAAACCATTGTCACCATGGACTATAAATCCAGCTTATAAAAGAGTTTATTTTGAAGCAGATTTAAAGCAAGGTGATGTTATTACAATTCCAGATTCTTTAAGAATGTATGTTGGTTGGAAGATCTCTGATAACAAATTTGGTATGGCGGATTGGAATGCTGCTGCTAAGAAATATACAGTTACCACAGATAGTAAGTATGTTATCTTAGTAGACACACCATCTACTGATAATCCAGGTGTTCAAGTTGATACACTATCATCTTTTGGGAAGATAATGCTACATACATCTAATGAGGCATTTAAACCAAATTCTGGTGGTGGCTCACAAACACCAGGTACTACACAAACAGTAGTTCTCCCAAAAGATCATACTAGAGATGATAAGGTTATGCGTGGTATAGCACATCAAGGCTACCATGTTACAGAAAGAGCTAATTCTTTAGCTGCATTTAGGGCTGCCGCAAAAGAAGGCTGGAGATATGTAGAGACTGATACCTATATGACGTCTGACGGTAAGTTTATTGTTAGTCATGATCCATATCTTCCAACTGGTTGGACAAATGGTACTACAACAACAACTCAAGGTTCATATAAATATGAAGACCACACATTGGCAGATATACTTGCATTCCATGGTCAAAATAACGAGAAGACGGATACACTTGAAGAGTTCTGTAAGACATGTAAGGAATGTGGTTTACATCCATATATAGAATTAAAGCAAGCTAAGATGCATTAGAATAATACAATAGATGCTGGTAATTCTACATATGAAAATAAACCTTATGCATATAAGATATTAATGATTGCAAGTTTAAATGGTCTTCGTGGTAATGCTACATTTATATCATCAACACCATATACTCTTAGGCTTATGGCTCAATATGATTAGACATATAGATATGGTATTGTATATTTTGATGATATATCATTTACTGATGCAAAATGGATGGATGTATATAATAAGATTACAGAATTCTGGCAAGACTCAAAAGCTAAAAATGCTTATCAGTTTATTGATGTTAATATTAGCAAACTAAAAGCTGCTACAAACGTTGATAATATTTGCGAAAATCTTATAGGTTTAAATTGTGGTTTAGAGGTATGGACTGCTAAGACTGAAGCTGACTTAGAAGGTTTACATCCATATGTAACTGGCGTTACGAGTGATAATATACACGCAGGTGAAATATTAGCTAAGAAGATTTAATAATGTTTGATATACAAGGTGGTAAGATAAAGCTTAGCACTTAGGATTTAGCAATACCTCCATTTAAGGAGTATTATAATAATGCTGAAGATAAATCTTAGGCGCTAAAAGAGATTGAATATATCATTTGGCTATACAAATGGAATAGTCCATATGAGGCTTATCCAGAGAAAGAAAGACAATCTGTTGTAGGCAAAGATATGTTCAATGATGATAAATATAAACCTACTGCCGAAATGATGATATTAGCAAAAAGGTTTCAGGAGTTTCAACAGACTCCTGGAACCAGACTGCTTTCATCTTCATAGTCAGCAGCAGAGGGATTGATTGAAACTCTGAATTAGTATTCAGAAGGTAGTATGGATATAGACACAGCACTTAAAATCACACGAATACTTAAAGATGTTAGCGGAGTAGTTAAATCATTAGATATAGCTATGAAGCAAGCTAAAGCTGAACAGCTTGAATCTGGAAAGGTTAAAGGTGGTGGTGTTATTGGTCTATATGAAACAGTTAAATAATTATGGTTGACTTTAATAAGAAGGTTTATAATAGTGATAAATTTAGATAGGCAGCTATATTCTTTAAAGAACACGGTGCTTATACATTAGCTCCTCCAGGAACTACTGATTATATAAAGTACTGGGATGAAGAAACTAATAGATGTCTATATGGATATGTTGCTCCTGATGGTGATGCTATAAGTGGATATAATTACTTTTATCTTAACTATAGCCCAATTATGAAACTTAGTGAGGTTGAGTATACAGATAGATATGGTAACAAACGTACAAGACGTGAACGTATATTAGAGTTTCCAAACTTTTGGGATTATGACTACTATTACTTTAACGCCATAGAAGAAGCTGAAACCGAAGGTAAGCATTTAGTTGTGCTTAAATCAAGACAGCGTGGATACTCATTTAAAGGAGCATCTATGTTAGTACGTAATTATGAGTTAATACCCGGATCTAAAAGTTTTGCTGTAGCTTCAGAATAGAAGTTCTTGATTGGTGATGGTCTTCTTACTAAAGCTTGGCAAATAATGGATTTTATAGATAAGAATACAGCTTGGTCAAAACAACGTCTTACAAGCACACGTATGGAACGTGTTGCTGGTTTTAAGATTACTGATGAGTTTGGTAAGTAGACTGAGCAAGGTTACTTATCTAGTATAACAGGTATCACACTTAAGAATGACCCTGAGAGACTTCGTGGTACTCGTGGTAAGCTTGTACTATTTGAAGAGGGTGGTAAGTTCCCTAATCTTGAAACAGCATGGCGAGTTGAACAGCCTGCTGTAGAAACTGATGATGGTGTAGCTTTTGGTCTTTTGATTGCTTTCGGTACAGGAGGAACGGAGGGCTCGAGTTTTGATGGTCTTAAGAATTTATTCTATAAGCCAGAAGCATTCAACTGTTTGGCTTTTCCGAACATTTGGGATGATGGTCAAGAGTAGACTAAATGTGGATTCTTTGTTCCATCATGGTCTAATATGGAATCTACTGATGAGAATGGTAAGTAGAGATTTATGGATAAATATGGAAATAGTCTTAAAGAAAAAGCTGTAGAAGAACTTATCGCTTAGAGAAACAAAGTAAAAGATGGTGGTGCATCTCAGACATCTATTGATAGATTTATATCAGAGCGTCCTCTAAAGCCACAAGAAGCTGTATTGGAGCTTGGTAAGAATATCTTTCCAAGATAGTTGTTAATGAATCAATTAACACGCATTAGAACAAACGAGAAGCTACGAAATATGAAACACATAGTAGACTTAGCTTGGGATGGAGAAGGGTAGGTTAAAGCTACTGAAAAGAAGTCTGGTGATATAACAACATATCATTTGAAGAAAGATGATAAGCCACATGGTTCAATTGTAATATGGGAATACCCAATTAAAGATCCTCCATTTGGATTATATATAGGTGGGTGCTTAACGCCAGGAGAGAAAGTATGTACTCAAAGAGGTTTAGTAAATGTAGAAGATGTAACACTTGATGATAAACTTATAAACAGAGATGGGCAATTTGTTGATATAAGAAACGTTCAAATATATGAAAAGTTTAATGAGTCTATATATACAGTAAAACCTTATGGCTCTTTTCGTACTACAACATTTACATCTGAGCATCCTATTTTGATTCATAATAATGGATTTGTAAAAGCAAAAGATATAAATGTTGGAGATTGGTTGGAAATTCCAAATAGATATTATGGTTATGATTGTGACGCTAAGTTTAAAAATGGTTTAGAGTAGATATTAAATAAATTTCCAAATTACACATCTGAATTATTTTATTTTCTCGGATTATTTGTCGGAGATGGATTTGTTAATATAAATCAAAAATCTCACGATATATACTTATCCATTGGTAAAGAAGAAGGTGATTTAGCAAATTTTTATGACACACTTATACAAAAAGTTTTTGATAGAAAATGTATACATGTTCATAAAGATAAAGAGAACACAAGAAGATTTACTCATAAAGAATTAGCATTATTATTGCAAGATGAAATAGGAACTACTGCATATAATAAACGTATACCAGAATGGATAAAGCAAGCTACTTATTCATTAAGATATGCTTTCTTATAGGGGTATTTAGATTCTGATGGTTCTGTATTTTATGACAATGGTAAAGTTCGTGTTAATTTTACAAGTGTAAATCTTGAATTATTGGAAGATGTTTAGGATATTTTATTTTCATTAAAAATAAAAAACTCTATTGTAATTCATTAGAAGTAGTGTAAAAATAGATTTGGTGGAATATCTAAGTAGTCTTATAGAATCAACATCGCTAGAGACGATAATAGGAGATTACTAAATAATGTTGTTTTTGAAAGTAGAAAAATACAAGTGTTAAAACTTTCTGATTGTAAAAGCAAATCTAAGATGAATATAAAATTTGTCAACAATAAGATTTTACTAAAGATAGAAAAGATAGATAAATCAGTATATACTGGATTTGTTTACAATTTTGAGTGTGACACTCACACATTCTTATGTAGAAATATTTCTACTCACAACTGTGACCCGTACGCGTAGTGTCCGCGGGTCTAAAATCGGGTAAAAACGGGAAACATCTAGAACAGACAATTCCGTGCTAATCATATTGATTGCGAAAGGCAGTATGACAGTGTAACGCATAGGTGGTGAATAAATATAATCCATCCACGAACACCCGACACTTTTATAGTGATGATGTATGCTGGGCTATATGGGGACATATAGAAGTATAGATAAAAAACTATACGATAACATAACCGACGATCACGATGAGTCTTTTACAAACTCTTTGGGATCAACATTTATATTTAAACGTGTTAAAGCTGGTGAAGCTTGGAACGACGTTATTGTAGCAGAATATTCAGGACGCCCTGATACTGCTGAAGAGTACTATGAAAATGTACGAAAGCTTTTAATCTTTTATAATGCAAGATTGTTATTTGAGAATGAACGTAAAGGTATTTATCCTTACTTTACAAATAAACATTGTGATTATCTATTAGCAGATTAGCCTGATAAGATAATCTCAGAAGTATTTAAAGATTCAAAAGTACAAAGAAGGAAAGGATGTCATATGACTAAATCTATTAGAGCATATGGAGAAGGATTAATACTTGAATGGCTTATGGATGAATTTGAGCCAGGACATCCTAATATAGAAAGAATATATAGCGAGCCTCTAATAGAAGAGCTTATAGAGAACGACGGTATAAAGAACGTCGATAGGGTCATAGCATTATGTATGACTATGATGTATAGAGAAGAACTCTATTAGGTAAAGGTAGCTAAAAGTAAAGAAGAAAACAAATAGGTTGAACTCTTTGAAATGCCATTGTTTAGCCAATCTTGGTGGAATGATGAGTAGCAGCAAGACGATATACCTGTATATACATTTTAACAATGATAGGAGTAAAAGATAATTTATATAGTGCCGCATTTCCACAGCAGAAGCTCCCATTGACTAAGAAAGATGAGAATTGGCAGCATGACTGTGTGGATTATATAATAGGTGAAGGCAATGTTACTTCTGGCGGCGGTAGGCGTGATACGCAGCATGGCGAGATGTAGACCTATTACAACTTATATAACAGTATCTTTGACGAGAAAGACTTTAAGCGTATAACAAATCCATTTAAGGTAGATGATGGTTTTCCTGCTACCCCTTAGGACTTTAATATTATTAGACCTAAGATTGATTTGCTTATAGGTGAAGAGACTAAAAGACCATTAAACTTTAGAGTTGTTCGCACATCTCAAGAAGCTGTATCAGAACTACAAGATAAGGAGAAAGAAATGCTTATGTAGTATATGATGGCGGCTATACAATCTAAGATGGGTCCAGAAGAACAACAGTAGTTTTAGCAATAGCTACAGAGTGGTGAGATTATGCCACCAGAAGCTATAGCTAAGTATATGGACAAAGAGTACAAAGATATTGTAGAAAATACTGCTTATCATACACTTGAATACCTTAAAGAAAGACTCTCATTACATAATGAGTTTATCAAAGGTTGGAAAGATGGTTTGATTAGTGGTACTGAAGTATACTACGTAGGAGTTCAAAATGGAGAACCTTACGCAGAGCGTGTAAATCCAATGGACTTTGATTATGACAAATGTCCAGACTTGGAATTTATAGAAGATGGTTCTTGGTGTGTTCGTAAGATGAGATTGCCAATAGCTGAGATATACGATAGGTATAATGATAAGATGGATGAAAAAGATCTTAATAAGCTTAATGAAATCTTATCAGGAACGCCTATTGGAGATATGCCAGAGAAAGGACCAGTTGATGATTTCAACCATATAACAATGCACATATATGATAAAGACGGTTTATCATTTTAGAATAAACATTCTATAAATGTATGGCATGTGTGCTGGAAGTCATTTAAGAAGATTTTCTATGTTACAGTTCTTGATGAAGCTGGAGAACCTTAGGTTACAATATGTGATGAAACATACAAACCTGTAGGAACTGAGGTTTCTATAGAACCAGATTGGATTATAGAGGTATGGGAAGGATATAGAGCTGGTTCTGATTTATACTTTGGAATACAGCCACTTGAATATCAACATGTAAGTATTGATAATCCAAATTCACAAAAGCTTCCATATTGCGGCTGTGTATATAGCGCAACAAACAGTAGGCCTAGATCTTTAGTAAGTATATTAAAACCATTACAATATATGTATATTGTGTTGTGGTATAGACTTGAGCTTGCTATAGCTAGAGATAAAGGTAAGGTAATCAATATGGATATTACTTAGATTCCTAAGTCTATGAATATTACACCAGATAGGTGGATGCATTATTTATCTTCTGTAGGTGTTAATTTTATCAACCCTTACGAAGAGGGTTGGAATATACCTGGTCGTGAAGGTGGTAAACCAGCTACATTTAACCAGATTACATCACTTGACTTAACTATGTCTTAGGTTATATCTGAGTACATACAGCTAATGGATAAGATAGAATTATTAGCTGGAACTATATCTGGTATTACATCTCAGAGAGAAGGTGCTATTAGTACATCAGAACTTGTTGGTAATGTTGAGAGATCTGTAACTCAGTCGTCTCATATTACAGAGCCTTTATTCTGGGTTCATAATCAATGTAAGAGACACGTGATGACAATGCTTCTTAATACAGCTAAAGGCGCATGGGAAGGTACTGGTAAGCAAAAGCTTTCATATGTATTTGATAATGGTGAAAGAGCCTTTATAGATATAGCTAAGAAATTCTACTATGAAGATATGGATGTATTTGTAAGTGATACATCTAAAGATATGGAAAACATTCAGAAGCTACAACAACTTATATAGCCAGCTATGCAAAATGGTGCAAGCTTACTTGAAGCCGCAGAGATTCTTACAAATGATAACTTCAATATACTTAAGCAGAAGCTTAAAGATATGTAGACTCGGCAAGAGCAAATGCAGCAACAGCAGCAAGAAGCTGAGGCTCAGCAACAGCAACAACTGCAACAAATGCAGAATGAAGCTAAACAGCAAGAGCTTATGTTAGAGGAAGCTAAGATGGATCTTGAGCGTTATAAGATTGATGCTGATAATCAGACTAAGATTGCAGTAGCTGAAATTAGTGCATATCGTGGTACTGAGGATAAGGATGCTAATATGAATGGTATACCAGATCCTATGGAGATTGCAAAGGATGCTACAGAGCAACGTAAGATTGACCAGGAGGCTTATTTAAAGCGTTATGAGGCTCGTTAGAAGCGCGAGATAGAAGATGCTAAGATAAACTTAGAAAAGACGCGTATGAGCCACGAAATGGCTTTACAGAAGCAGAAAGATGATGCTGCTCTATAGAGAGAGAAGATTAAGGCTTCTACAGCTTTAAAGAATAAAGTAACTGGTGAAAAGTGATACGTATGAAACAGATTAAGAAACCTAATAGCAATTAGCCTAATAAATATTAGGCTTTTGCTAATAAGTTAGGACCATTGGTCTATAATGGTCTATTAAGGCGTGGTTATACAAAAAGATCTACGTATGATAATATAATGAGCTAGTTAGCATTTGAGAGTACATATGGTACTAGCCCTCTAGCACAAAGAGCTCACAATTATGGTGGATATGGTTATAATGGAAAAGATTATAACAGCTATAAAAATGATGCAGAATTTGTTGAGGCATATTTAAACGATATGGCTGGTAAGTATAAAAAAGCTTTAAACGCTGATACTGTTAACGATTATGCAAAAGAACTCAAACGTGTCGGTTACTTTCAAGCACCATTAGATTAGTATACAAAGAACTTAGCTGGAATGCAATCTATAAGAAAAGCAGCAGCTATACATTATGGATAGCCATTAGTTTATCCAAAACCTATTTTAGAGCCTGTATAGCAGCCTGTTTAGGTTGTACCTTAGGAAACGGCCAACGCTATAGAGATGAACGCTCAGAGGCCATTTAAATAGCCTATATTGCCTCCTGTTGGTAGAGGTCCAGAACCAGAGATAGATGTTCCGATAGAACAATCTGGTCCATTTGTTTTTAAGCATTCAATAGAGCTTCCTCCAATAGAATAGACAATGGGTGCTGTGTTAAACGATTAGCCTATTGTTAATATACCTGGCTACAAAGTTGGTAAGGATAATTTACACTCTATGTATTTGATAAATGGTTTATACAATCAAATACTACCAAATATGAATTACATAAAATAATACGCAGTTATGCGAAAATAATATTTAATTATTAATTAATAATTATGAAGGAAAACAAAGATAACAAACCATCAGCACTTGATACAATGCTTGATAGTATTTATGGTAATGGAGGTGAAACTTCAGAAACCACAGATGTAACAAACATGGGAAGACAAGATAGTGTTGTTGAGGTAGACGATAACAATAAAGAAACTCCAGATGAACCAGCAGGTAATTCTGAGGATGTAAAAGATGGGGATGATTTAACCGTCGGTAATGATGATACGGAAATCCCTGAACATATTTTAAATAACTCTAAAGAAGAAAAAGAAACTGATGATAATCAAGATAATAACAGTGCTGATAATGATAGTACTGGTAGTGATTCTGAGCCATCTACTGAAGATGTAACAGAAGCTCAATAGGTTTCTGCTTTATTTGATGCAGTTGGAGAATCTTTAGGGTGGAATATGGCGGATTTTAAAGATGAAGATAAACCTGTTACTGTAGAGGAATTTACACAATATCTTGGCAAAGTTGTAGAACATAATTCTGTTCCACAATATGCAGATGAACGTATTGCACAGCTTGACGAATATGTTAAGAATGGTGGTAAGTTTGAAGACTTCTATCAGAAACAGCAAGAAACTTTGTCTTTTGAAAACTTAGACATGGACAATGAGAATAATCAGAAGAATGTTATCAGAGAGCTTTTAAAGTATAATGGTTATACTGATGAGCAAATAGATAACAAAATTAGTAGGTATGAAGATGCTGATATGCTGTATGATGAGTCAAATGACGCTTTAGAAAGATTAAAGATTATTAGACAAAATGAAATTGAACAAAATCAAAAGCAGCAAGAAGAATATGCCAAACAGCAAGAAGAGTAGAATAGACAGTTCTTCCAGAGCGTACAAAGCGATATTAACAACTTGAGTACAATTAGGGGAATATCTATTCCAAAGGAAGATAGACAAGCTCTATATGAATATATCTTCAAGGTTGACCAAGATGGTGTATCTCAATACCAGAAAGACTTTAATAAGAATCTTTCAAAGAATTTAATTGAGTCTGCATACTTTACAATGAAGGGTGATTCTCTTGTATCTGGAGCTAAGAGAGATGGTGAAACATCCGCTGCAGAAAAACTTAGAAAAATACTTAGGAACACTTCTAAGAATCACAGCACATATAATACACAACAAAAACAGAAGAGTGCTGCAGAATTGGTAAGTGGTCTGTTTTAAGATAAATTAAATTATATAATAACTTATGAATAATACTTTACTTAATGGTCTACAGTTGTACAGAGGTAAAAGATTCTCTGATCTTGTAGACGAAAACATGATTTCTAATGCTTTGCTTACAAAGCCTCATGAGGTTGCTGGTATCTTGTCTCTTGTATTCGGTACAAAGGATGATGGTGTATCAACTACTATTGATATGATTACAGGTGGTCTTGGTAAAACAATGACTATCGAAAACCGCGAATATGAATGGGCTGTTCAGATTGATCAAGATCACGCAGTTAATATTCGTTACGCTAAGTATAATGGTGCTGTAATCGACGCAGCTACAGCAGCTACAGTTACTGCTGGTATTGGTAACTCTCCAATTTACCTCGGTCTTGAAGAGCGTTACTTTGGTCCTGGTGCTATCTTGTCATTTGACAACTATCGTTTCCAGGTTCGTATTTCAGGTACTCCTTATCAGGATGGTAGTGCTTGGGTTTATGAGTGCTACGTAGCAGACGCTGGTTCTGGTGCATACATTCCTGGAGAATATCTTCTCCCAGGTCGTCAGGTAAGTCGTATCGGTTCTGCATACGAAGAGTATTCAGATGAGGCAGATATCCTGAACTATCAGACTCCATTCAAGATGAAGAACAACTTGATGACAATGCGTCTTTCTTACGATATTACTGGTGATGCTTACTCTACAGTATTAGCTATCGCATTGACAGATCCTGAGACTGGTAAGAAGTCTTACCTCTGGTCTGACTATCAGTATTGGTTGGCTCTTCGTGAGTGGAAGAAGCGTGAAGAGTATCAGTTGCTCTTTGCTAAGTCTAACCGTAACGCTGACGGTACATACTCTAACAAGGGTACAAACGGACGTCCTAAACTATTAAAAATTATCAGTTTAATAAAATGGGCACATAAGAAGTAATTCTTATGCGTTTAAGTTTTCTAATTGCTGGGAACTCTAAATATAATTATAATTAAGTTTATATAAATGTAATATGAGTACAAATACAAATAGACAATCAGCAGCTAAGCTTGATATAATTCTGAAGCCATTTCCAATATGTTTAGATGGCTATGAATCTAAATACAAAGTTTCAAACGATGGAAGAATATGGTCAGAGTATTTAAATGGATACTTAAAACCATATTATTCAAAAGGTGGATACATGAGAGTTAAAGTTAACTTTGGTGAAAGAAATAAGAAATTTATGGTTCATAGATTAGTTGCAATGGCGTTTATACCAAATGATGATGTTAATAAAACACAAGTTGATCATATAGATAGTAATAGAATTAATAATAATGTTGATAATCTAAGATGGGTAACACCAAAAGAGAATACACAACATTCTATAAAACTTGGTAAAAGAAATTGGTATAAATATAAATTCATAAATCCAAAAACTAAAGAAGTATTGGAATTTAATAATTCTGTAAAGGCTTGTAAATATTTTGGAGCTAATTTATATAATTCAACACTTACTACTAAAGCTAATACTGGAACACCAGTAAGTAGCGGTATTTTTGAAGGTTGGATTATAGAAAGAGAATTATTCAAGAAAGTTCAACGACCATCCTCGGCGGAGGAGTAGGGTAAAGCTACCCGAAATGGAAACAGTCCTAATTGTGATAAATATCCACAATGGACTTTGATATGGTCTGATCTATATAGAAATATATAGCAGGAAGAATATGCTGGGAAAATAAATTTCTTCCGATTTAGAAGTAGCGATTCTAAATGAACATAAATGGTTGCTATATCTGCAGGTTTGTTCGAGCAGATTAGCCCAGCTAATACACGTTACTACACAACTCTTACAACTGAGTTGCTCGAGGATTACCTCTTCGATCTTTGCTACAACATGCTTGGTACAAACGAGCGTAAGTTTATTGCTCTTACAGGAGAGATGGGTTTCAGAGAGTTCGATCGTATTCTCAAAGAAAAGGTATCTAGCATGCAGTTAATCGATACTAAGTTTATTACTGGTAATGGTCAGGAGTTGACTCTTGGTGGTCAGTTCACAACTTATAAGATGACTAACGGTATTGAGCTTACTCTTAAGAAGTGTGCTCTCTTTGACAACATGGAGATGTTCCGTCAGCTTCACCCACTGTCAGGTAAGCCATTGATGTCTTACACATTCTTGTTCCTCGACCTTGGTATGCGTGACGGTCAGGCAAACATTGTTAAGGTTTGTCGTAAGGGCCGTGAGTTCGTACAGTGGTGTACTGGTGGTTCTGTACTCCCATCTGGTTACGGTAACTCAATCAATACTCTCCGTTCTAATAGCCGTGATGGTTATCAGGTACACTTCCTTGGTGAAGAGGGTATTATGGTACGTAACCCACTTGCATGTGGTGTACTTTACTGCGATGCTGATGATTCAGAGTACAAGCAGGCGTAATTGAAATAACGAGTCTCGTTTCGGCTGTATAATATATAATATAAAAAGGGCTCGTGGTTATTTCCACTCGCCCTTTATATATTAATATTATATATGGAACAACACTAATTTAAATAAATATTATGGTAGTTGAATTAAGAATTAAGAAAAAGAATCCATGGGCTGGACTATTGAAGTACAGCAGATGTTTTGATTATATCGCCCCTTATTTTACAAGGTCTGGCTCGATATATACTGGACTTACTCCAGAAGATGAAAAATATTTTGAAAAAGCTTTAGGTTATGATGAAGGTCATTTATCACGTACTAGTGATTTCTGGACTACATTCTGTGTAAAGATTGGCGCTAAGCCATTATTGTTAGACGACTCTGTTCCTCGTTAGGCTATGATTATTAAGTTCCTTGAGGGTCATAAGAGAGTTGCTACATCACTTGATAAGCTTGATGCTGGTAAAGATTATATCTTGATTAACCGTCAGGCTGAAGCTGTTGAGCAGAATAAGATTAACAAGATGCGTAGAGATGCTATTCGTGAATTTGATAAGTTATCACTTGATAATATGCGTAAGTGTCTTAGATTGTTTGGTGTTAAGTCAGATGATCTTTCTAACGAACTTGTAGAGTCTACACTGTTTACAATGGTTGATAAGAATCCTAAGAAGTTCTTTGACAAGTGGGTTGACAATAAATCAAAAGACACAGAGTTTATTATTGAAGAAGCTGTAGCTAAGGGTGTTATCCGTAAAGATAAGACTAATTACTATTATGGTACAGATTTGATTGCTACATCATTAGCAGATGCTATAACTTACTTGGATAATAAAAAGAACCAAGACTTGAAGCTTGTTATTATAAACGAAACAAATAATAAGTAATATAAATTAAACGACGTATGACGCACACAGATATATACGAAAAGTTTATGATCGAATATGACAAGGAGAATGTCACCACGTCATATCCGTCGTTAACTGAATATGAGATTGCTACATTACTAGACAAGGCCTACCTAGCTCTAATAGCTCAAAAATTTACAGGAAATAATATGAGGCGAGTGCCATTTGAAGGTGATGAAAAAGCAGTCGAAGATTTACAACCGTTAGTAAAAACAACAGAATTTGTTAGCGTTAATAGTATTGGCAATGGATTACTATCTGTTAATTTAAGTGGTAGAGTAATGTTTGTTGTTAGTGTATTATTTGGCGACAACGATGCTGGTTCTGGAACTAATCAACCAAGTTTAATTATTGGTAAGCAGATATAGTCTAAAGATTTGTATAAATTTATACAGACCGTTAGTAATAAACCATGGAGTAAATATGCTATGTATTGTATATAGGATGGTAAAATAATAGTCGCACAACCAAATGTTGAATTCGATTGGTATAACATATAGAAATGTAAATATACATATATATCGACACCAGTAAAGTTTACAGATAATAATAAACCAATATCATAGCAAAATGATATTTAGTTTGAGTTATCTGACTCAATGGCTGAAGAGTTAATTAATTTAGCTTTAATAATGTCTACAGAAGTAGTAGAATCTCCAAGAATGTAGACTAAACTAGAATTGAAAGGGCTTGAATCATGACGTACCAACAAACAGTTTAGCTCGGTATTGAATTCGAGCGTAGGTTAATAGAGATAGACCCTTCATTTGAGGTTGAAAATAAGCCAGATACTGAAACAATATATTACTTTCTTAGCGAATATACAAAATAGTATGTAGATAATCTTCTTCAATAGCTAATGTAGGTTAAAGACTAGGGTTAGGCAGCATATATTTATAACAAACTTGGGTATCTTATTAAAACAGTATACTGTAATATTGATGATGTAAATATACAAAATGCACATGTAGGTAGTGGTGTTAAAGCATATGATGACGTTGTAAGTTTTGGCTTACCATCAGATTTCTATAAGTATATAAGAAGTTATTCTAAATGCACAACTACATATAAGAATCCGCAAAGTATATAGACTGGAAATGATAATGAAGGTAGGCCACTGTTTAAAACATATATTGTTGAGAATAAAATATTCAATGATTATATAAATCAATCGTCAATAAATGGATACCTTAATAATGGTGGAATATTAAGAAACCCACTTGTTATGCCATCGTCTAATTTACAAGAACAAGGAAGTTATTATATTGTAGAAGATACTGCTAATATACTAAAAGATGAATATACTAATATATCAAATGTTATTTTAACATACTGTTCAACTCCATATAACTTTACTATATTAGATCCTGATCATCATAATAATTGTCCATTAAACTATTCAGAATTTTGGGATATAGTTAAAGGTGCTGTTGACTTATACATATATAAGTATAAATTTGGAGTAACACTGGAGAGTCTGAAGAGAAAGGCTAGACAATAGCTGCAAGATTAGTAGAATAATGAAAAACAATAGAAGTAGGAGGATTAATAATGAGATATATAGATATACTTGAAGCTTTTGAAACAGAGATAGACGTTATTAATAAAACTGAAAAGCCTCTTACTGCGGATTCTTTATTTTGGCTGAATCAAGCTGTTGATAAGTTTGTTAAGTTAAGATTCAATACTGACCTAGTACATAGAACATCATATGAATAGAATGAAAAGCGTAGAAATGATTTGATAAATCTATACGTAACTAAGAAATGGACTACTAACGATCCTAATAGTAGAGTTAGTGTTAATGATACAAATCCACAGTATGATAAATATACAATATCATATCCAGATGATTTTTTATTCTCATTAAACGAAGATACTATAATAACTGATTTAAAAGGATAGAATCCATATAGTACTAGTATATTTGAGTGTACATCAGATAGTTTTATGTATAGAGTAACTAATAGTCTTACAGATTTTCATTATAAGTACGGTTAGGCTAGACCTTTAAGAGTTTGCACTGATACAGGTTGTTATCTATTAACAGATAAAAAATACGTAATAAAAGAATATGTATTAGGGTATTTACGTAACCCTAAAAAAATAACATTGGATTAGCCATTTGAAGAATATGGCGATTTCGATGATGTAACAATTCCTGAAATAGTTAAAATCGCAGCATAGATGTACCTTGAAAACCAAGGTAATCCTCGCTATAAGACTATAACACAGGAAGTTATGACACAAGAATAATTTTAACTTGGAAAGCCTTTGCTATTAACTTAGCGTGTGAGGTGAGTAGAAAAAATTAATAAAATATAAAGATATGATTACATATGTAAATGACGTTTTCGTAAGTAACGAAACAGGCGTGCTGTATTCTGGTAAGATTTCAGCACTTGCAAAAGCTAGCAAAAGTGCTATTGCTAATGTTGGTAAACTTGCTATTGTAGATATGGCAGATCCAGATACAGCTGTAACTGCTGTTCCTGCTACTGCTACAGCTATCAAGATTGGTAAAATCACTAGCGCTGTATCAACTGTAGTTCTTACAGATGGTAGTGTAAAGTATATGCCAGTAATTGATTGGACAAATCCAATTCAGAAGAGTGCTATTAAGAGTGCTCAGTTTACTGACCATAAGGCAGATACTCCAGAGAAAATTGAGGTTGACTTCAATGGTTTGAACACTCAGATTAAGACTAAGATTGCAGCTGGTGGTCACAGTGTTGTATTCCGCATTATCTACAAGGATATGAATACACGTTTCCGCAAGTGGACAGAATCTTATGAGTATGTTACAAAGGTTGGTGATACAGAACTGACTGTAGCAGAAGGTATTGCTAATCTGATTAAGAAGGATTACAAGAGAGCGAGAGTTAGCGTAGATTATGCTGCTGGTAAGATTACTCTTACTGCAATGAATTATGACGATGATGACTCAGTTCCATCATTAAGCCCTGCAGCTACTGTACGTTTCGCAGTTTCTACATGGATTTCATTCAACGATGAAGCTGGTATTGTTGGTATCGGCTATAGCCACAAGTATCCACTCGCTGGTGTAGTTGTAAAGAAGACTCCAGGTGAAGTTTACACTGCTTCTCCTAAGTATGTTCGTGACCGTGAAGAGGCTGCCATGGGTTACAATGGTATTGTTAACCGTGGCTTTGAAGAGTATCGCGAAGTTGGTCTTCCAACATTAGATACTAAGCTCGATGGCGAATATGATGCAGTTACAATTTTGTTTGAGAACATGTATCGCACGGCAGATGATTTGAATCGTCTTACGAAACAGTCTGTAGAAATCTATCCTAAGTCTGGTGAAGGTGCTTCTCTCAAGACAGCTCTTACTCCATTCTTAGCATGATAATATATAATTAATAACAACTAAGCTGGGGTTGGGCATTCAGCCCCACCTCAGCTTTTTTATTTTTATAATATGAAGCAAGTAGTAATGGGAACAGACATACGTCTTTAGTTTACATTAGATGATTTATCAGAATTTGATAGAACGTCTATAAAGCAACTTAGATGTTATGTCATTAGAAAAGACGATATATAGTATATAAATTTAGATAATTATGGATATCCACAATACTATAGTCCAACTGACTATGATTTAATGTATACAAGTTGTTGTAGATATAATTGGTTACCATATAATCAATATGTGTATAACTGTGGAATGTTTGGCCCAATTGATGACTATAGATATTTCCCAGCATATAATGGATTTGGTGTAAATTCTAAATAGTTTAAAATTGTGCCTGACAAATATTTAGCGTCGTCTAGGGTTATAAACGATACAAATACAATTGAAATGTATTTCCCAGCACAAGACCAGAAAGACTTTGGAAAATATATTGTACTGATTGTTGTTACAGTATACCAACCTGGTTGGGGTTCTAATAATCTTAGAACATTTACAATCAACAAAGGTGTGTAGTTTGAAATAGTAGACGGTAATGATGCTGAACAAGATAACACAAATAACCAGCAAAGTAAACCTTCAAATATTCAAATAACAGATGAAGATTATAATTCTGAACCTGTTACTGAAGGTAATTATACTTTTGCAAATAAAGCCATACAGAAGATGTTTAATATGAATGTGTCTCCAAAAATGCATAAGGTTATAGATATGTATGAACTAAACAATGGTCACCATAATTATATAGATAACATTGTGTTAGTTTGGGATTAGTAGGATGTTAAACTAATGGGAGTTTTTTAGGATTAGCCATAGATTTATAAAGGAGTTGGTAATACTGGTAATGCAGTTGATATTACAACAACACATACTAACATAACCTTGAATCAGGTTACTATAGAAAATGTTACTAGTGACTGCACTATCTGGCATATTCACTTATAATATATAATGTTATGAAATTGCAATTAAAACGTATTGCATTATAGGATACATACACCATAGGTAAACTATATATTGATGGTGAATATTTTTGTGATACAATAGAAGATAAAGTAAGAGATTTAAATAAGAATGGCGTTTTTGATAACGGTGAAGTAAAAGTTAAAGGTAAAACTGCAATACCATACGGTTAGTATGAGATTGCATGGGCTTATTCTCCGAGATTCAAAAGATACACTCCTAGGCTATTAAATGTAAATTCATTCGACGGTGTTTTAATACACGCTGGTAATACAGCTTAGGATACCGAAGGGTGTATAATACTTGGATAGAATAAGGTTAAAGGGAAAGTTATAAACTCTAGAGAGTTTGTTAATAAACTATATCCGATTATAAAAAATGCTTGTCAAAAAGGTAAGGTAATAATAGATATAGTATGACAAGACATAGTAAAGATTTAGTATAGTATGTTACAGCTAGTATATCAATAATAAGTGGTATATCTCTAGCGTTTTTATCATTCTTCCTCAATAAGCATAATATTGAGGATAGTATTTTATGGTATATTGCACAGACTTTCGTTTATGCAGGAAGTATATTTGGAGTGTCAGCGTATATGAATTCCAAATTTGGTGAGATCCGTTCAATATTAACCGATAATAAATTAATGACAGATGAATAGTGCGATGATATTAAGTTGGCTCATAAGCCATAAAAAGATCGCAATTAAGGCACTTTTAAGCCTCTTGGTGGGCCTTTTAGTTGTGTTTGGTATAAATATATACAAACAGAATAAAAGGCTCTCTAAGAGCTTAGAAATGGCTTAGAATAACATTGAAGCCTATTAGGGTATCTTAAATGGTTCCTAGTAGGCTAATAATGTTTTAAAGCTAGACATGTCTTAGTTGTAGAATGTAAATGATAGTCTTATACAAAAGATTGATAGTGTTAGAAAAGAACTTAAGCTAAAACCAAAGGTGATAAGAACTACCGCAACTCAAACTTAGACTATTTACGTTACAGCAAGTAAGGGGGTAAGGGGGTAGGATATAATTAAAACTATCTAGAAAGATACAGTATATAAAGATACTATATTAATAAACCCTCTAACAAAGATAGATTATACTATTGGAAAAGATACTGTAAGTGTTAATTTAGATATTAAGAACCAGTAGTTCTTGTATGTATATAAGAAAAGATAGTATAAGAATAAAAAGAGTTTTATTAAACGTCTATTTACTTTAGACTTTAAGAAAGTTGATATGTATAAGTATTAGATAGTAAATACTAATGATATTATAAAAACTTCTGATGTTAGAGTAATAGAATCAATAGATAAGTAATATGACATACATAACACTTAGATAGTTTGTAGATGATATATTACTTCTAGTTCGTAATAATAATATAAGTGAAAGTGAAGATTTATCTAGAGAATAGATAAGAAATTGGGTAAAGGAATATAAGAAGTTCTTTACTAAATAGAGGTTAGATAAACTCAGAGCTTAGTCAGAAACAATTGATGATCTTATATAGGCTTCTGATGATATTTATAAGAAAGAAACTGGTCCTCTTGAGTTAGAGGATGTTTAGTCTTTAGATAAATATCCTATATTTACAAAGAAGACTAAAGAAAAACTAGAAGGTATATATGATAAGAACGAAGATAGTATACTTGCAGTTCATGACCAACAAGGTGAGAATATATAGTATATGAATCATATTCGTAGACATTATAATTATTTCCGCAAATACACAAAGAATGAATTAACTGCATACTATAAAGATGGGTATATATTTGTGTAGGGAAATCAAGATTTAAATAAACTTAGGAATATATGGGTTCTAGCCATATATGAAGATGAAGTTGATGATAATTGGGACACTCCTAGTGAAGATGATATAAAGCTTCCAGCTTGGATGTTACCCCCAATTAAAGAAATGATAATGACCAAAGAACTTCCATTTATGCTTGGTAGACCTAGTGATGATAGTAATAACTCTACATTGGCTAGCGTTAAACCACATGGACCACAAGATGAAGAGGAATAAGAATTCTATAACATTCGTAGACATGTATAAAGATTTGCCCATAGAGGTGTCATACGTCGCGTATAAGCGCATATTAGACTCTATGTGTAATATTATACTAAAACATGTATTAGACGGCTCAGACGGCTTTAAAATGCCTTTTGGGCTAGGTTATATACAAGTAGGAAAATATAAACCTAAAACATATACAGATAGATCATTATCTGTAGATTATAAAGCCAGCAAAGAATTTAATAAAAAAATATATCATCTAAATGAACACTCTGACGGGTATAAGTTTAGGTTACATTGGTCAAAAGTACCTCAGACGTTTCCAGATAGATATAAATATCAATTATGCTTAGTTAGGGCAAACAAAAGAAGACTGGCAAAATTAATATTTAATAAAACAGATTATATAAATATAAATGATATACAAGTATACAAAATGTGAATCAGTCATAGCTAAGATAATGGCTGATTTGGATTCTTCTGAAACAAGATAGAGAACTAGCGATATTAAAGAATGGATCTTTGAAGCCATAGATAAGATTGGTGCGCCAATGTAGTATATCAATAGGTAGTCTGGAGTTGATGGTGTTCCTGTTATGAAAATACAGGATTATTAGATACCATTACCTCCAGACTTAGAGCATTTAGATGGTATTGCTTTTTCATAGTCTGAAAATGGACCATGGATACCATGTAGTACATAGACATCTATTTTCAAGAGTCCGCATAGATATAATGAAAAAATAGTAGTAAACAAGATTGATAATAGTAACAACAATCCTACTATTGATAATGAATAGCCTCAACAACCATAGATGCAATATAAATACCCAACAGTTCAGGCTTAGATAAATAGACCAAGAACTAATTGGTTTACAAATTCTTTATATTACCATAAAGATTATGAAAGGCCTTAGTATTTTATTAAACCAGGTTGGATTGTATTTAATAAGAAATCTGGATATGTAAAATTATCATACAAGGCAATTCCTACAGATGAGAGAGGCTATCCATTAATACCAGATTTATCATCATATCAAGAAGCTATTTATTGGTATGTTGTAATGAAATTGAATTTCTCTAAGTTTATTAAAGGTTAGCTTGGTGGTAAGTTAAAAAGTGCAAACATCACTATATATAATCACATATAGAGTCAGTGGAACTTTTATAGAAATTAGGCATATGCTGAAGCAATGATGCCAACTGCTGATGATATGTAGAATATAAAGAATGATTGGAATAAGCTTATACCAGATTGGGATGGAGATGACACATTCTTTAAATACACTGGAGATGAGTAGTTAACATATAATGATTATTACAATGGATTCTAATAGAAATCAAAATATACAGATTAATACATTCTCTGGAGGAATGGATAGTGATACAGATGTATCAGTTATTCCACACGACAGATATAGAGACGCTCGCAATTTTAGATATTTAAGTAACTATGGAGAATCCGAACATGGAAAACTTACTGTAATACCAGGAATGAATAATAGTCCTATTCGTATAAGTAGTTCAGAATAGGTTATAGAAACAAAGTGTATTGATAAATATGCTATATTTTTTACAAAGAGATATTAGGACGAAACTCATACTGGAGATTATTAGATATGTATATATAGATCTGAAATTGAATAGAATAAAGAAGTTTCAGAATATAAAACTCATATGATATTTGGACCATGTCTTGATTGGAAATTTGATGGCAGGTTAAGTGTTGTTAGTAGAATAGAAAATATTGACAATATGAAACTATACATAGCCGATGGAATTCATTAGATAATAGTTTTAGATATATTTCCAAATACAGTATATACCAGTATAAATAATCTATTATCTAGCAATGATTCTATAATATTTCCACCAGAAATACAATAGATAACATCAGGTAATCTTAAATCTGGAGTAAACCAATATAGTTATTAGTTATATTCTAGATACAAACAGTCAACCAATATATCACCGATGACAAAACAAATACCAATTGTTAGTAGACTTGGTGATTATAATTACGTTGGAAAACTGTAGGGTGAAAATACAAATATGGGTGTATAGTTAGGTATACACATAGATGATGTTAATACATATAATACTATAAGGCTATATAGAATACACTACGATAAAGCTGCTACTGTTCCAGAAGTTCATATTATATATGAAGGAGATACTAAAGAAGACTTTGTATTTACAGATGCAAATGATTCCCACATAGGACAAATCACACCAGAAGAATATAACTAGATGTCTGAATTCTATATAATACCAAAAGCTATAGAATCTAAAGACAATTATCTATTTGCAGCTCAGGTAAAAGAAGTCTCAAAAGCTAAAAGTGTATTTAATGATATAAATACAATATCTCTTAGATTTAATAAGTTTGGAGAAGCTTGTATAATGGATTACTCTGATAAGGTAAATAAAGCGGCTGGTATAAACAGTGCTGATGTTCTTAGTAGATTTGACGAGCTTACACTAAATAGTGATTGTTTTAATCCTATAAATGAAGTAACGAAAGTAATGCCTGATTATTCTGGAGCTAATATATCTGGATATTATAATCAAGATGATCAAGCTTTAGATATAAGTCACCAGTTTACACTTCCAGATGAAAATAATGTTATATACTTTGGTGGTAGTGGAAAGCATATAGATTGGAGGTTTGTTATAACACAGATATGTGGAGATACATCACCTGTTAAAGAGGAAAATAAAATTACAACATAGTCATATTACACTACGTCTGGATTTAGAAATTATAAGATAATAAGGACTACATCTGACGAAAATTTCCACAAGAATAAATCAAGTAGAGGTATATAGAATATATTTAAAAAGTACTATATAAATAATAAACACGAGTATGTTGATGCTGGGTTTATAGAAAATAAAGAAAAGTATGAAGGGTCTACATACAATGATCCATTGATAGCATCTGATTTAAAATCACTAAGAAGAGGGGAGTTATATAGATTTGGTATAATATTTACAAATTCAAAAGGTTAGAAGAGTCCAGTAAAATGGATAACAGATATAAGAGTTCCGGATTTATATATATAGAACTTTAATACATTTGCGCTAGGTGGTCTAGATGTTGACTTAGCTGTTAATCCAATTGGAGTAGAGTTTAGACTGCACGATTTAGACAATTATGATATAGATTCATATGAAATAGTAAGATGTAATCGTGATAGTACAAGTTAGACTATTGTCTCACAAGGAGTTATATCTAGACCAATAAAGAATCGCTATTATGATTCTACAAATAAACCAGCTGTTGCTTATACACCAATATCATAGGTTGTTACTAATAGATATATATAGTCAACACAATATTCTAATTTTATAAACTAGTCTGATGTACTTGATGCATAGGATGATACAAAATTAGCACAAGCTGATAATTTATAGAATATAGATTTATATTAGTTTGCATCACCAGAGGTTACATTTAATTCAGAATATGTAAAAGATGTATTAGAAAAATATCAAGTACAAGTATAGTCTCTGAGTTATATATATCCAAATATTACATCTTTATATACACCAAATAAGCCTTAGTCTCCTAGCAAAAATTATATATATTCAAATGGCATTACGTTAAAAACAAACTATCATAAGCCTGGCCCGTATAAGGATAATGATAAAGCCTATACAGTGTATACTACATCTAATATGATGATAGATAACTATAAGTTCAAATGGCATGATAATTTACCTCTTGGTTCTGAAGTAATTATAACAATACTCACAAAGGATACGCTTGGAGATTGTGTTAATTATTCTATAAATTAGCTAAAGTATTATAAACAATCGAACGAAATTATAGGTATACCACATAATATTGATAGTGTAGAAAATGTAGCAGACAATGATAGAAACGTATTTCCAGCAGTCTATATGCAAGCTAGTAATCAGTGTGGAATAAATCAATATAAATTCGTAAAAGGACCAAATTGGAATGAGTTTGCAAAGAAGGAAGGTGACAAAACAACAACAATATATACTGACAATGTTACCACTATTGGTGATAAGCAATTTTGCAACTGGGTTTCTGGAATGTTATATGGTGCGTCTGCAAAAGATCTTTCTCTGTGGCAAGCTTTATTTGATGCTAGAATTGATATATTTATTAGAGAAGCTGTTGCTATTGGTTTTTATAGATTTTTTGGTGAATTTGGACCTGGTGCTACAAGCTTATTGCTAAATATAAATAATGATTGGTTATATAATCCAACTGTAAATGAAGATAGCGGTAAGGCAAGAATATCTCAGTTTGCAGATGTTGTTGGCGCCAGAAACCAACAGTGCGTATATTATGATGATAATAACACACCATCTGCTAATATATAGAATTTTATGTTAAACAAGAATGGTGATCCAAGTATGGATGTAAAGATGTTTAATGCCGCTAATCCAAATAATCCACTTACAGATAAAGTATACTAGAGTACATTCCTTGGAACATATATATGTAATATCAAGAAGAATGTTATACCTTATGGTGGATATACAAAAAACAATATAGAGAATTCAACATATTATAGTTATTCTAATATTAAGAAGTATGTAAAAGGTTAGAAAAATAATATAACATCGTTTATTGGAGATACTTATATATGCGTATTCCAATATACACCTATACATAAATTTACATTCTCTGAGCCAAAGTACTTCTCAACAACATTTAAAGTAAACTACATACCACTCGAGACAGCATTAAACTTATACTATGAACAAGGTTATACTTATAGTGAAAATCCTAGTATACAAAGAACATGGCTACAAGAACAACCAGGTAGAGTTCGTGATTTTGGTTCTCAATCAATACCTTAGAATGTATATAATACAGCATATTCTTCACAACCTATATTAACTCCGAAGTTTTCACATAACAGTATAATAACAAAGCAAGATTAGTTATTTAATTTTAGATGTAGATTCTCTGATAAGAAAGAGAATAATGAACTAGTTGATTCGTGGACTATTTTTAGAGCTGCTAATTATATAGACGTAGATCCTAATTATGGTAAAATAACAGCACTTAAAACATTTAAAAACAATCTTGTTTTCTTCCAAGAAGATGCATTTGGCATATTCTCAGTAAACGAAAGAGTTGCTGTTACAGATAATAATAATCAATAGATTCTATTAGGTTCCGGAGGAGTTCTTAGCAGATATGACTATGTTTCTACTAGCAATGGAATGCAGGATGATACATTTGCATGCGTAACAACAGCAACGGCTTTATATTGGACAGATTTATCAAGAATGGAATTATGCCAATATGCTGGTGGTGATAGATATGAAATAATATCAAAAACAAAGAATGTTAATACTCTTGTACGTAGATCACTATATAATAGAAATAAAACATGTATAAAAATTGTTAATGATAAAGCTAATGACGAAGTTATATTTGGTTTAGACATTGGTAGTTCAATAGCATTTAATGAAGTAGCACAATTATTTTATTCTACATATACATATCCAGTTACTACAGATGGTATAAACTTTGATAATATTTTATTATTCAATTATAAAAACACAATTTCTAAGTGGGATGATGGTAATGGTGAAGAATCAATTCCATATATTTGGCTTGAATTTATAATTAATGAATAGTATAATAAGGTAAAAGTGTTTGATAATGCTATATTTGGAGCTTCTGGCGAGATTGTAAGTACATCAAATATTAAATTTGCAGGTAATAATGGAGAAAGTGATACTGTATATGGTGGAAAAATATCTAATAGATACCTTGATTATAAATTTTCAATACCTAGAATTGCTGGTTCTAAATTTGGAAATAGAATTAAAGGCAAAAGTTCTATATGTTAGATTACTCACAATTCTTCAAATGTAGTTATTGGTTATTAGTATTATATAGAGTATTTTATTACTAAATTTAGATTTATATGGAGTTAAATTATAGAAAACAATTAAGAATGCCTATTAAATATTTACCTGGATTCTAGTATGGGTTTAATGGTTATGGGCAATACAATCAGTAGTATTGGAGTCCCGTATATGGCTCTTAGAATATTCCTAAATATAACTTTGATAGCAACGTTAGTTTATCAAATAGATTTGGTAATAATACTACTATAAATGGGCAATATGGGACAACTGGCGTAAACGGTAGTACTCTTCCATAGATATTCGGAAATGGTCAATATACACAACGTAGTAGATTTAATCCTGGAAGTATAAATGCTGCTGGTATATTATCATCTGGAATTAATATGTATTCATCTGTTAGAGATGCATTTGGAGATGTGAAGAGTTCTGATTAGATAATGAATGAATCTGGAAGTGGATATGGGTCTGTCAATGGGTTTAAATATGAAAAGTTAAATGACATTAATGGTGACCCATAGAGAGCCGAAGTTAAATCATAGAACACAAGAACCACTTTAGCAACAGTTGGTTCTGGAGCTGCTTTAGGAGCAACGATTGGTAGTACACTAGGACCTGTTGGTGGTGTTGTAGGAGGTGCTATTGGAGCTGTAGGAGGACTTATTACTGGTATATTTGCTGGTGGTCATAGAAAGAGAAAGTTAGAACGTAGGCTTAGAGAAGCTGAAATTCGTAAGACTAATATAAACGATTATAACCTATCTTCTGCACAGTCTGATTATATGATAAATGATTATTATAATCAGAATGGTGACACTCGTGATGATATGCTTACATTTAAAAATGGTAAAGACTAGTCAATAAGTGTTCCTAATGGCAACAAAAATAGTAATGTTGTAACATCTGCTGGTAAAATACAAGCACCAGCTAATGCTAGAGTAGCTGCTGGTGAAAGTGTAATAGACAATATAGACGATGTTAATAATACAACTGGATATGTTGTTAAAGATGGTAAGCTTGGAAAAGATACAAACTTAGCAAACTTAAATGACAGCACTATAGTTCTTGGTTAGGATGTAGACTGGAGAAATGGTAAGACGTTTAGAGATCAATCATTACCATATACTTTAGCTTTAGAAAAGATAAATAAGAAATATGAAAATAGAGCTAATGATAAGATTAATAAGCTAAGAGGTAGACTTGGGCAAGATAGTGATAAATTCCAATAGGAATAGGTTAACAAGATTAAACAACCAATTGTAGACAAACTAAAAGATTTATCTGAGCAGCAAAGTCTACAACATTAGTATAGTTAGAATATGTAGACAAATAATTAGTTACCAGGATATAAAGATGGTAAACCAAACTACGGTTATATAGAACCAGCTAGCTGGATGAGTAATGCTGTTCCAATGGGTATTGGAATGATGGCTAGTCTTGGACAGTATTTCCAAGCAAAGAAACAAGGTATACACACTCCTGATATTTATGCAGCAAATCCATATGAACAAGCAGCGCTACAAGAACAGGCTAAACTTAGAATTAACCCATATAATGCAATACAAAAAATATACGATTAGGATAGCCTTAATAGGTATATGATAAATCGTGCTGGAGGTTTAAGTGGTGCTTAGAAATATTTAGCAAACGTTGCAGCTGGATTAAGCACGTAGAGAGAATTAGCTGATACAATCCAGAAGGCTTAGGAGGTTAATAATCAATACAGAGGTAAGTGGGCTGAATCTGCTGCTAATCTTGGAGCACAGTATGCTTCTAGAAGACAGCAAGCTAATCAATATAATACTGAATATGCTTCTCAAGCACATGCTGCAAGACAATAGGGTATGCAGATGGGTCTTAGAAACTTTATGGATTATATACAACAGTATGCAGCAAATGAGTATAAGCGTAGAACTGGTAATGGCATGCTAGGTCTGTATCAATAGAAAGTTGATATGGATAGAGAAAATATGAGAAGCTATTATAATAAAAATAATGGAGAAGCTGGTGATTTAATAGTTCCAACTTAGCCAGTAGTTGGTGATGTTGTATATCCAAATATTACAAGTGGAGTATATAATATACAAAATCCTGGAACTATAAAGCTACGTAATGATAAATAGCTTAATAACGCGGTAAGATATTCTGGTTATCCTACACAAAATGTACAACCATATTAGTATATTCCAAATACTAATTATATTACTAACTTTACACAAATGCCGCCTGTAAATTACAAGTGGAATAACATGTTTTAATAATTATGGTATATTCAAGAGATTAGTGGATTCAATTACCAGTTAGAGACCTTTATGATTCTCAAATAATGCTTGCATCTATAAACGCTGCAAGAGATATGTATGAAAAAGGTCAACAGCAAGTAAAAGATTTCCAAAAGGATTATGGGGATTTTTATAGCCCAATTCAAAAAGATATGGATTGGTATAATAAAAATGTTATAAACGGATCTAAAGATGTCATAAATAGTTTATATGACAAAGGTATAGACCCGTTGAGATCTGCAGAAGGAAGAGCGGCTATAAGTAGATTTGTAAATAATATTCCAACAGGAGATATTAATAAGCTAAAAATGGGGTCTAAGATTGCACAGGAGTATCTAAGAAATAGAGCAATGTTAGAAGCTTAGAATAAATATAATGATGATTTTGAGAAATATGTAAATGGTGGAAAGTCTATAGAGGACTGGGATACTCTTAAAGATGGTGTATGGACTAGATAGTCTCCATCTGAATTTACAACGCTTAAAGCAGCCACAGAAAACTGGTTTAATAATAGAACTCCTCATGCTTTAACAAAAGACGATGTTATAGGCTTTGGTATGCCTTACGATAAGAATTATGATTATACAGGTTATACATATAAAGATCTTACAAATGTAGCTAGTAAAAACACACCTGGATGGATAGGATCGCCTATAGCAAATTATTATAGACATATAGCAAAGCAACAATTACTTAACGAAGGTGTAAAAGATCCAACAAATGCATAGGTTGAAACTCGTTTACAATAGAATGTAGCTGACGCTAATAAAGAATGGATAGTTAATCCAATAAAGCAAGTGAATGAGTATGCTAAGATGGATAAATAGTTTGCTCAACAGGCTTCAATGCAAGCTAGAGGTTTCCAGCATGATAAGGAAATGGAGGCTATTAGAAATAGAAATGCAAAGGAAAATATGTATCTTAGTTGGAGGTATAGTAATTCTACTCCAGATTCTAAAGGCAGACCTGTTATAAATGGTGGTCAAGATACAACTAAGCAAATGCCTCTATCGTTAACTCAAATGCTTATAGAAGACTCCAATCAAAATAAGAGAGACTTTATAGCTGGTAATAATCAAAGATATGTTAATAGTGTAAACTCTATTAGAAATCACTGGTTAGGTAAAGCTTATAATATTCTTGGTAAAGCTGATAAGAATAACAATGGTGTGATAGATGCCTCAGAATCTAAAGATTGGAAAGATAGGTATGCAAAGCTTAATCCTACTTAGAAGAAGATTTATGATTCTTATATAAGCCATTACAAATGGTGGGATTCTGCTAGTAAACAAGGTTTAAATGGTGCTATATCTAATGGCTTGTTAGACGAAACTGGACAACCTACTGGTAGATTTACAAATGCATTACAATACACGGCAACGGGTAAATATGCTGGTGTTAAAGACGTAGTTAACAATAGAGATATTATAAATTCTAAATATTACGGCTCTGTAGCAGAACCTAGAAACAAAGAAGCTGCAAAGACGTTACTAGATGTACTAAGTAATGGAACGACGTCTAAATATTATTTCCCAGCAAAAGATGCAAGCGGAAATGTAGATCTTACAAAGAAAGGAACTTATGGCAACGCTCATCCGGTTGTTAATATGTCAGATAGAGGTGTATGGCTAGGAAACGTTAGAGCTAATGCTGTATCAACTGGATTAAATATGACAAAAGGTAGTATTAGTGTTAAATTCCAAGATTATCTAAAGAAAAACGGCATTAAAGGATGGGTTGTTTCTAATAGTGGACTTGGTGTAGCAATGGTTCCAAATAATGGAAAATATTCATCAATGGATATAACAGCAAAGGTTTCTGTTCCAAAATCAGTTGTAGAAAATTTTTGCAAGAAACATGGATATACTTTAGGAAACGCAGTAAGAAAGTTAGGTTTAAGAACCATGGATGTAAATGGCAATACAGATAGAAATGGTGAATTTGTAGAAATCCCAATATCTAAACAGGTAGATAATAATAGAGGCCAAGGATTTGGACAAATAGACCAAGCTTATGATAAATATATGTATGGTCAAAAAGAAGCTGCTGGTAGAGAATTGCAGCAACAATATCAATCTTCAACAAAATAATATATAATAATATGAGTAACAGTGGTAGAAAAAAGTCAAAAGAAACTTATACAACGCCATCTGCGGCGCAATGGAGAGCTAGCTTCGACGCTAATCAAGCAGCGTAGGAGTTAGCTTACTCTACGCCATACAATAATGGCACCGTTAAAAGCGATGTAACTTCTATATATAATTTGCCATAGTCTTCTACATATAAACAAGATTATCTTCCTAGTGATACAGAAGAAGATAACCAGTCGAAAGGATTTTGGTCTAATGCATGGGATGCTACGAAATATTTATTTAATGCTACAGTTGGTAATGCTATAGACGGTGTAAAGCCAATTTTTGATGGAACCGCTGTACGAATGATGTTTCAAAACCTATACAATACTAGAACAACTCAGTATGAAGAAGAGTTAAGGAAAACATATAGCGATTTAGAAGACACATAGATTGCTGATAAATATGTAGATTTAATAAAACAATACAAGCAGGCTAAAGATGACTACGATAGAATGGGTTTAATTGTTGACGAGGCTAGAGTAAAAGATCTCGAGAAACAATTAGACGTAATGGAAAATGTAATTAGACGTAGTAGTAAATCATCTGACGTTTTATTAGATTTATTTGCTGATAGTTCAAAAGATCAAAAATTATCAGATGATATTGCTATGCATATTAATTCTATATATTCAGAAAAATCAAATAAAAAAGATTCTAGCTGGTCTAGTAGACTTCTTGAAACTTTCCCAGCGCTAATAAAAGATGCTTAGCTTTCAATAGAAAGTATATTTAATGGATTTGATAGCAAAGAACGAATAAAACAAGCTATACGAAATACACCAGACGAATATTCTGATTTATCTGATAAATACTTCAAGTCATATAAAGATACAAAAGACCTTAAAGCATACGCTGATTCTATTACAGACGAAGTAACAGAGAAGAGAAATGATATAAAGAGGTATCAATTAATGTATAAAAATGACCTAGAAGAAAATATAGCTATAGCTAAAAATGGTAATTGGTTGTTTGACCCGAAGAAAATAGATCCTAAATTTAAGAAACAGTACGAAGATCAAAATTATGGTTTACTCTAGAGAGTATTTAATCCAAAAGCGTGGGCTTATAATGTTGTAGATCTTGGTTCTTCTTATTCCATGTTTGAGCAAATGGCTGCTCAGTTTGCATACCAAGGAGCTTCTAGAGCTGTATCACAGATGATTGCATATGCGTCTGGTGGAGAGCTTAGTACTGGTGCAAAAATTGCAATGGGAGTTGCTAATGCAGTTGGTGGTATAACTCTTGCTAATAAGATGAGAGAAGGAGAAACAGAATCTGAAATTCTTGATTCTTATTCAAATAGATTATTACAATATGCTTATGATAATAAATCTAATTTAAGTAATTTGTTTGATTTTGCAGATAAGAAAGCAAAACAGATAGGTGTAGATCCAAAAGATTTAACAGATCTTGATAAGATACAATTAGCATTAGCATATAATATAGACTCTGGGGATAAAAAGTTTGATACAGAGAAAAGTTTAGCAAGACAAGGTTTGGCTAAAGTATTCAATGACAATATGGCTTTATCTACTGGCGACTATATAGAAACCATACCTTTCTTAGAGTTTGGAGGTAAGGTAGCTACAAAAGGTTTAGGTAAAGCTGTATATAATAGAGTATTTAAAACGGGCTTAGAATTATCAGGCAAAGCATCAAGTGAGGTGGCTGAAAGGTATATGGCTATGAACGCTGATAAGTTTGCTACATCTATAACAGATCGTATTATAAATAAAGCTTTAGGTGAAGGTGAAAAGAATCTTGTAAAGAAGATAAAATTATCTAATATAGCAGATTTTCTTAAAAAGAAAGCTAAATAGAGTTTACTTGTAGGAACATCAGAAGGTATTGAAGAAGGTCAACAACAATTATTGCAAAGCCGTTATCAGCGCGGAGAATATGATAATTATAAAGGCGTACAAAGTAATTTTGATATAGGTTCTATATTTAGTGATGTTAGATTAGGTTTAGAGTCTGTAGCTGATTATTATGGTATAAATCCATACGACCCAGATAATGGCAACGAGGAGCTTAGAAAGGCCATGAACACTGGTTTTATTTCTGGTGTTCTAAACTCTCAGCTAATGGGTTCTTTTTCTAACTTATTTGGTGATAAGGCTGCAAAATATATAGGTGTTAATAATGATAACACTAGAGCTTTATTTAACCAACTTAGGAATGATGATACATTAAAACAGCTAGTTGCTAGTAATTACGCAGCAGCCCAAGATGATGCTCATGTTGGTATATTCTTTAAGGCATTAGCTAATGGGAAAAGTGCTAACAGACTTTCTGAATCTTTCAATAAAATGAAGTAGTTTAAAGGAGATCTTGTGGATAATAAGTTTATAGATGATGATATATCTTTGTTATAGACTACTGATTTTATGATGAATAATAACAAATTCTTAGATCTTGTTGGTATAAAGAAAATACAAGATACTGCTGCTCATAGAGATTTAATACAATCTGGAGTTAAGGCTATACAAGATTACGAGAATTTAAGTTAGCTACACGATAAGAATGTAAAAGAACTAGAATCTTCTAAGCAAAAGATAATTCAAGAGTTACTTGGCGATAGGTCTAAAATGTCTGATGGTGTTAGAAATACATATGATAGTATTTTAGACCAATACAACAATTATCTTGATAATTATATATCATCAAATATAAGCGATAGTAAAAAATCTGAGCTTAGAAAAGCAGCTGAAGAACAAGTTCGTGTTATAGGAGAGACGAAGCCAAGTGACCATAGATATGAAACTGCTGTACTACAACAGATGTCTAAGTTTATAGGTACTACTGCATTTAAATCTAAAGCTCAAGAAGAAGCTGAGTTAAAAGCAAAAGAGTCTGGAGAAAAGGCAGAAGATGTACAATTAGATAAAATAATAGAGTTGGATGATTATATAAAGAATCGTGCAGATTTATTATTTAGTCACGCAGAGCTACAATAGAAACAAGCTTTACTAGATTAGTTAAAAACACAGCATAAACTTCTACAATTAATAAGAGAAAATACTGGTACTGATATAAATATAGATAAACTTGGTAACACAATTAGAGTTTTAAGTAATTCTATAAAAGATAATAAACAGCAGTATAAAAGTATGCTTAAAGACGTCAATGATGAAATTGACAAAAAGAATAAGCTTATAGATAACTATAATAAAGAAAATCCAGACAAGCCAATAAATAAGCATAAAAGAATAACTATAGATAATATATTATCAGATTATCACCAATTCTCTGGTATATCAGATATTGAAAAATTATTCTCTATTAATGCGTTAAACGATTCGGCTTTAAAGTCTATGGCTCCAGCCTATACTGCTTATAAATACGGTGTAGCAGACCCAAATAACTCGTTAGGTTATGCATATAATTACAACTGGAGTGATCTTACAAAAGATGAAAAAGATAACTTTAAATCTACTGCCTTTGACACTCTTAGTGATGAAGATAAAGATAAGTATAATAATGGAGAACTTGATGACGATTTCTTTAAGAAACTATATCTAAAAAAATAGGCATAGAATGCACATAAAATAGATGCTTTAAGACAAGAGTATAATTAGATTATAAATAAGCTTGGGTCAGAAGATTTAGAATAGACTCCTGCTGAAAGGGTAGCAACTTTAGATCGCGTAAAAGAGATTCAAAGAGAAACTGCTAAAGCTATAATTGAAGGTAGATTAGAAGAAAAACACAATAGAAAGAGAATAGCTCATAGACAATTCCTTGAAGATGGTGGTATCACTAATGATGATATTGATAATCTTAATACAGAAAATGAAGACCCATCGGTAAGGTAGGTTGTTAATGAAAAACAAAGATAGTTAAGCGAGCGTCAAGTTGATGAGCAAGATGTTACACAAGAACCTATATCACCTGTAGTTAATCAGATTTATGGTGAAGAAGAATATTCTGCACAAAATAGTGATGTATAGACAGATGAAAATTATAACGAAGAATCACCAATTCAAAGCGACAGTGACAATTATGAAGAGTCTAGCATAAATGATAATGGTGATGTAAACATCATTGAACAAGACGATAAATTAGAAGGTGCTTCAGACGCTTAGAGAGAGTTACATGAATAGCTGTATGGCAAAAAGGAAAAGCGTGATAATAAATCAAATACTCCAACTTTAAAAGCTAGTCATTCTAATGAAGAAGATTTTAGAAAAATAAACGACTTCTTACAAGACGAATTAGACAAATATACAACTGATAAACAAATTAGGGAAATCCCAGATGGTACTGTCATAGCTAGAATTATAGATCCAGAAACATTTGATGTGATAGATTTTGTAATTAGCAATAAAGATGGATATATAAAAATAACACGTATAAAAGACGGAGAGGATATAGGGAATAACACTACTGCTGGTTTTAATGTTCCAGAAGGATATAATGTTTCTGATGAAGGTTTAGAAGGTATACAAGGAATTAAAATAAATTCTATTAAATGGGATTCTGATACACATGCAGAATTTGATGGCTTTGATAAAGATGATAATAGAATATCTGGCAACATAGATACCAATGCAGTTGTAAGTCAAACTATCGATGTAGATAATCCTGTATCTTCTGTACTATCAGTAGATAAAGAAGATGTTGATTAGACACAGCAAAACAACCAACTCCAAGATGATTTACAAGATAATTACACAGAAGGCTACGATAATAAAAATGATTAGTTAGATACTAACGAAGATAATGAGCTAGATATAAATTCTGGAAAACATTCTAAGCAATCTGCAGAAGACCAATTTGGTAAAGAGTTAATTGTAGAAAGTTATGATGATGATTCTCTAAATAACAACAGACCAGATTCGGATGAATTACAACCAGGAGAAGATAATAAACAGAGTACTCCAGACCCAAGGTTAGTCGTAGACCACGATGATGTATATAGAAGATTGTTAGAGTCTACATTTTTTTATCAACCAGATTCAAAAGATGCGATTCGTCTTACCGTAAACGGAAAAGATCTTAAGTTTAAATATCCTGTAAAGCCTAATTCAGAGTTAGCTCAAAAGTTGGTACAACGAGGTTGGTTTGGTAGTGTTAGAAAATATTATGTTGTATCTGGAAAGAATTCAAAAGATACTAATTCTTTTACAGTATCTCTTATAATTGAAGATGATGAATCTAAGTCAACATATATAACTACCATGAAAACTCCATCATCTTACTCTTATGTAGATAAGTTTGGGATAGAGAGATCTGTTGATGGTGTGTAGAAATTAATTAATCAGCTTAAGTTTATAGGAGTTGATAAAGATAAATATCCATCAGCTTTAATTGAAGCTAGAGAAGAAGCTTATAGTAGATATGTAGACGCTAAGCCAATACCAAGTAATTTCAAATATGAAGAGCAATATCAATATGCTTTAAAGCGTTGGTTTAATGATACTAGAAAATGGTACGAACATCTATCGTATGAAGGTGAAGAAGGTAAAATAAAACGTGGTATAGAATATAACGCAAGACGCAAGTCAGCTACGGGTAAAATTCTAACAGACTCTCAAGTTTGGGAATAGATAGACAACTTAATTAATAGTAGAAATGCTATTATTGAAGCTTATTGTGATAAAGATAAAAATGGCGTTTATTCCATCCCTAGTCAAATTAAGACTAATATAGTTCCAGAGGAATCTAGAATATCTAATGGTAGTATTACTAAAGATGGAAAACTACACTCAATATCAAAAGGAAATAATGAGTTTGGTATACCAACAAATATAAAAGATATAGATAGACAGATAAAAGAAGGTGAATTATTATTTGGTTTTGGTCGTGGTAAATTTGCTGATGACCCATATACTATATCTAGTATAAATGGTCCGGATACACAGTATAATGGTATTGGTTACTCTGGTACGATATATTTAATGCATCAAGGTCCATGTATGAGCGAAGTGTTAGTTCCTATTACACTTAATGAACAGCGTTTTGATAAGGATGGCGATGGTAATGTTGTTACTCCAGAAAATGTACAACTATCATTTGACCCATAGACTGGTAAATTGAATGGAAATTCTAAACCATCTGTTGCTGAAGTGTTATTATATATGATAACTGGTAAGTTGTCTACAGATTATTTACCATCATCATCTATAGACACAATAAAAGCTTTTGCTGACTTTATTATAAACAATGGACAGTCTACTACAAAGATAGGTACTAAGAAGAGCTCTTTGAACAAATAGAAGTTCTTAGCTGATAAGCAAATTGCAGTAGTTGATAATCATGGTGTTGCATGTTTATAGATAGTAAACACAGATAGCAATGGTTCTAAGTCTGCAGAGTATATTCCTATAGCATCATTGTTTGGAACTAATAGTGACGAAGTACGTAAACATGTTGTATCATATATTGCAAAGAATATGCATTGGAATACTGATGTTGATGCTATGACTCATGAATTTCCACATGAGATTATAAATGTTATAAGAAAGTATTTTCAGAATAACAAAAGCAAAACAAGTTTTTCTATATGTGGAATAAAAGAACTAACATTTAATAAAGATGATTTATTTGACAACGAAAATGATACACTGAAGTATAATCATGTAAATGTATTATCATGGATGGTTAAGTCAGGTAAATTGTTAACAACAACAAACGAAGAAGCTGTATTTAAAGCTCCATTTGTATATGCTATTGGTGTAAGAACTGAAGAATCTAAACAAGCTATATCTGATGCTAAAAGTCAAGTTAAACCAACTAGAGCTGATGAAAAGGCAGGTACTGTTACAATTAACAGTAATACAACTACAGAATATCAAGAAGCTGATAGATTCGGTACTAAGAGTATAGATAGAATAAAATCAAAGTTAGGATTTAAGTCTGACTAGATGTATTCTTGGCTTGTAAGAGGCTAGAAAGAATCACAAGAAAAGCTATCAGTATTCTCTGGTGAAAACGCTAAGGAAAGAGGCGGTCTAACAGATATAATTATGTTGGACATAGATAAATCTGACTTTAAGCTAAGAGGAGATAGTGGTAGTGAAAAACTTAATAATTTCATAGAAGACTTCAAACAAGCTGTTAAAGATAAGCTATAGAAATATGCTAGCGTATATGAAAAAGAGAACGGTGTTAAATTTGATATAGATAAACTTGAGATAAATGAAAATGTATTAAAGAATACTGCGAGAAGTATATTTAATGGTACAACTGTTCCTCATGTATCTATATTTAAAAATGGTACATCTCAATTATATTTTGTATCAACAAGTTCTTTATTAGGTAGAAATAACACTATTACTGGTGTATTCTCAAGAGCAAAACAAAAAGGAACTTTAGATGCTCAAAAAGCACGCGAATGGATAGCTGATAGACTTGGGATAAAATCAGACCATATAGTTGTCATAGATGGTGTTTTAAAGAGCGCTCAAGATGAGGATGTGTTTGGTTTAATGGATGTTGTAACAGATGTTTTAAATAATGGAGATTCTCCAATCTTTATGTTTAGTGATAAAGCTGGTAGTGGTATACAATATCATGAGGCTTGGCACTATGTAAATCTTCTATTACACAATAAACATCAAAGGCAATAGATTTATGATACTTATGTGAAAGCTCATCCAGAGTTAAAGAATAAGTCGTATAAGCAAATAGAAGAGCTTCTAGCTGAAGACTTTAGAGAGTATGCGGAACTTCGTAATAGTAAAGGCGTTGTAGGATTCCTAAAGAGAGCATTTGATAATATCAAACAATTCAGTGGTCTATTTAGAAATAAGTATGCTATGTATGATGTCTTTAGAAATATAAATGACGGAAAATATAGATTACAACAGATAGATAAAGAGTCTTTACAACAATTTAAGGCGGCTTATAAGAATGGTGTTAATAGCAAGTCGTTCTACGTGTCAAATATCGCTCCTGAGCGTTTAAATGAGCTCTAGGGTATAGATACTAGGCAGCAGTTCTTTTAGGCCGCTACAAGCCTTGCAAATAAGCTTATAGACGATTATTCGTTAGACTCTACTAAAGGTATAGATAATATTAAGTATGAAGACATACAACAATTCTTAACTAATTTAAAGAGTTAGAATCCTGACATAGACCCATCTATACAGAGAATTATAGACTCTATAGCTAATAATCCAGATGTATTTGTATCTATTGTAAGTAACATACTTAAACAATATTCTATAGACCTTAGAGAAGACGCTTTTAAAGTTAAACAATCACAAGTACAGGAAAGTGAAACACAAGAAGCTCAAGACACTGGTGATAAATCTGGTAATACTTATGATAAAGATCCTTTATCTATAAGTAAGAAAGATAATGTAGCAACTAGAGCTAAGTTATTCTTAGGTTAGATTAAGAAAATGCATGCAGAAATAGACCCATTTACTGGTGAAAAGACTTTTGTTTATGACAAAGATCCTATATTTGGGAACTCTACATACGTTCCTTTTGATTAGGCTTGGAATACAATATTGAATAGTCTTTGGGATACTGATTCTTATGCTAAGATTGGAAAGGATAACAAATATGACAAACATTCTATAAGAGGTGTTGTTTAGAGATTGGCAAAATCATCTCCATTCTTTGAATCATTAGACAAGAAATTAGACTTAATAAAAGATGATTTAGAATTATAGAGTCAAATACATTCTACCATAAGAAGCTAGATGGCTTAGATGATGTAGGCATGGATAAGTGACCCTAAGAAAAAATCTTCTAATAGCTTTATGAGTTTAGGTGATGATTAGCTTAGTGAATACTCTGTATCTACAAACAAGAGTGTGTCTGTTGTTAAAAGGGAATGGGAGTTAGTAAATGATAATCAACTCAAAGCTATAAAATCAATACCTAGAATATGGTCTTAGAATCTGTATCAAGCTGGATTAATAAACTCTGAACAGATGCCTATTATATCTAAAGAATTTACAGACGGTCTTAGATAGAGAAAACTACATGCATTACAATACACATACAAACATAGGTATTATCCAAAAACAAAAGATTAGATTGGTCAAGCTTATAGTGAATTATCAGATGTACTTATAGATTTATTTAAATATTTGTCATTACCAATAGATAATGAAGTTTTAGAAACTTATGTAAACAATGAAGTTGGTGATAATAAATTAACAGATAAAGCTGCAAGATATAAAGTATTACAGTCTCTTGTAAAATCAGATAAGATTGGTAGTGTTGGTAAGATTATGTAGAACATTATAACTAGTACAGGTAAGTCTAAAATTAAATCTGGTAATATAGAGATAGACTTAGACCGTGTATTCAGTGGTTATAAGAATGATTCTCAAATAGCTCAATTAGCTAGAGCATATAATGAATGTTACCCATCTCCTCAACAATTTAGTATTACAGCTCCAGATGGTACTCAAAGATACCCTATTTCAGAGAATAATACTATGTCTGATATTATCCGTATATTAAATCACGATACAGATTAGACTATAGAAAGTTTATAGAAATCTGAATATTGTAAGCATTCTTTACTTTTAGATATAGCTTCACAATCTAACCATGAGACATCAAGTAGAGTCGGATAGTTTAAATTAAACTATTTTGTTGGTCTTAGAGATATTGATAATAGTATTGGTAGAGATTATCATGGTGTTACGTAGCTTGAAGACTATATAGCTAAGATGTTAATGACATCTAAAGATATGTTAGTTCTTCCTACTATGGCTGATAAGAAGACATGGTATGCTATATCACAACAAGGTCTTAGAATGCCACACAATCTAGTATCTTACGACAACTTCAAACTAGATCAATATACAATGGATATATTGACTGGGTACTTTAAAGATGAACTTAATTCTTTAAAACAATATTATAGTAAAGAAAATGTAGAATATCTTATAAGTCATCCAGAAGCTCTTAGAAAGAATTTCCATGGTAAACTTAAAAATGGAAGAATTAGCTGGGGTGGAAATGGAGGTAGATTTAGATACTTCTCCGATATATTTGTAGATTCATCTCTAAACGAAGAATATCAAGGTTCTCCAAAAGATCTAAACTCAATATTACAGTACGAGTATCTTCGTGAACAAGAAGATATGAAAACAGAAAATGGTATATTTAATATCAGAAAACTTCGTGATGATAACAATGATATAGATGGATTTGAATATATTAGACAAAGGTTAGATAAGTTTGAAGAATGGTTAAATGGAGACAATCTTAATAAATTGTTACAGTATAAAGTTAAAAATATGGTATATGCTGAATTAAAGGCAGTATCAAAAGATGGAAACTTAAAGCTTGGCAATATTGACAAGAATGGACAATTTGTTCCTACAAAGATACCTCAAATACTACTTAAGCAATATGCAGAATTATTCAAACAACAAGGAATACCAGTAAATACTAGCAATATATATATGAATGATAATATTAATGATTTAGCATTATCATTAATGACAAATCATGTATTATCTTCTATTATATCTACAATAGAAATGGAGAAAGTATTCTCTGGAGACCCTGCGTTCTATAAGAATAAATTCAAAACTAAACAAATGAAGTTTGGTGATAAACTCTATGATATAGATGTAGTTAATGAAAAACATTCTGACAAGATTAAGCGTTTAGGAGCCTTGTTATCTCCTGGTCAAAAGATTAAGACTGACTATTCTGAAGAGTAGCTTGAAAAATATCCAGAACTATAGAACAGAAAATATACTGTATTAAATGTATCTGACATTTAGACTAAGAGTGAATATTTGGAAGAAATAAGAAATATATTTACTCGTCAGTATATGATAGATGATATAGAAAGTTCTACAGACCAAGAATTTACTAAAAAACTTATAGAAAATAACGGATTCGATAATGTAGAAGATTTTGTAAAAGCTATATATCAAGATGAGAAGCTATTTAAGAAAGTATTAAATAGTTATCCAAAGAATCTTAGAGAATCATTTATAAATAAGGCTATATCAAATACGTCTACATATGGAGATATAACTGTTTCTGATGCATAGGTTATAGTTAGACCAGCTTTATATAGAAAGATAAGAATAGGTCTTGGGACGTGGAATTTTGGAGACGAATTCTCTGATTATTCAGACGAGATGGCTTATAATATACTTGAAAACGATTCAGATTGGCAATCAGACCCAAAGAAAGCAAAGATTGTATCTAAACTAGAGTTATATCCATTAAAGATGTCTTATTTCTAGAATGCCTCACAATAGATAGGTGATGGATTTATAAATCTTCCTATTTATAATAAGATGGCAATCTTCCCTGCATTTAAGTATATGCTACAATCAGATAATGGTAAAGCAATATATGATAGAATGAACAGGAATGGCAATGAGATAGACATGCTTGCTTTTGATTCTGCTATTAAGGTTGGTGCTAATCAACAACAGTACACTCCATATAAGAATGGTGTTACAAGTCTTGACGATATGGATACTAAGTCACTTAGACAGAAATCTGATAAATCTATACTACCAAATGATGATATATTTAATCCTGGTGGTGAACTATAGATTCAAGTACAAGATCTTGATGATTTAAGAATGCAGCTTAATACTGAGGCTCACGAGGCTTTAGAAAGAGCATTTGGTACACAGGCGTTGAAGTTATTATTATCAAACATAAATGACGAACTCGATTATGGAATTGGAAAAGATTCTAGTCCAATAAAAGGTAAGGATTTACGTTCTAATATAATAAATCTTATAAACGCACTAACTCAAAAAGGTGTACAAAATGTAATAAACGAGTTTGGTATTACTGCTAATAATGGAGATATTAGAGCTAACAATAAAGCTGTACAGAAGATTCTAGAAAGAGTGGTTAAAACCAATGGAGTTGGCGAAGGTGCTATAGAGCTATTTAGAAATGGAGGTTTAGCCGAAGCATTAGGATCTAGATTATTGTTTGAACAATCTATATCTAAGGTTGTAAATAAGAGGGTTGTAGATGTAAACCTTAATGGTGGTTCTGCTGTTCAGCAGTCTGTATTTGGTTTAGTAGGAAAGAAGAAGGTAAATGATGAAGAAGGTGGTTTACATGTTCTTAATGGTGGTAGAAAGCTAAAGTGGATTAGAAAAGATAACTCTATGGAGATAATACTTAGCGTTAGATTATTTAGAGATATTATTCCTAAAGAAGAGCAGACTACATATAAGAATATGCGTCAGTGGCTTATAGATAACGATATTATACATGGTATAAAGAGTGATAGAGTTAAACCATTAACTGAAGAGTAGATTAAATTCAACGATGATCTTGACGAACCATTTGCATCTGGTATATTAACAACTAAAGCATTAATAGATCTTGAAAATAATAACATAAACTCTATATTTGAAGCTATTACAAATCAAGATAAACTAAAAGAAGATACTAAGAAAGAAGTTGAGGAGTATCTTATATCTGCTGGATATAAAGATAGTCTGAATACTAAGAAGTATGAACAAGTATCTCATGTTGGAGAACAATCTAATCCTAAGCCTATAGGTATTGGTTATCGTATTCCTACACAGGGTATGTCTTCTATATTTGCGTTTACTGTTGCTGATATACTACCAGACAATAATGGTGATAATATCATAGTACCAGAAGAGTTTACAAAACAGACTGGTTCTGACTTCGACGTTGATAAAATCTTCGTTGCCATGAAAGGCTATCGAAACGGAAGTGAAGTTAATGTAGAAGACGTTTCACAGGATAGTTTTGATATTGCTGGCAAATATGATGCTAAGGAAATAAGGAATAGTCTTATACAGAAATATATTGATGTTCTTACAGATTCTAGAACTTTTGTAGACGCTAGAGGTTCTATTGATACAGTTACTGAAAAGATAACTGGTGAATTACTACCAAAGCTTAGAAAGAAACAAGATCGTAGGTCAATGTATGAATTATTACCTTCATTCCAATCTTAGACTAAATCTGAATTTATGACTGGTAAGGATGGTATTGGTCCATACGCATTAGCTACAACTAACCTTGCGTTTACATAGACAGCTCATCTAACTATAGACTTTGGACATATTGGAGAGATATATGATTTAGGTGCTTTGGATTAGATAAATGGTAAAGATGGTATGTATATATCAGCATGGTTATCAGCTATGGTTAACGCTCATGTTGACGTTGCTAAAGACCCATATATTTCATTAATCAATATTAATCCTGCTACATATTCTATATCAGAGTTATTATTAAGAGCTGGTAAAGGCATACAAACATTCTCATTCTTAGCTCAGCCAGTATTAGTTAAATATGCTAATTTAGTTAATGCTCATAATGGTATATATCTAGAACAATCTGAAAAGGATATGTCTATATAGAAGTATCAGCAAGTTAAACTAGCAGAACTAAGAGGTGAGTATAGAGATAAGTTAAAAGAATCTTTATCACAAGTAGAATCTGATAAATCTCTTTCTAAAGAAGAAAAAGCTGATATTAAGAACAAGGTATTAGTTTTATTATCTAATGACACGAAAGATGTGGCTAAGGCTATAGAAGATAGTAAGATTGTATTTAACTATGATGAAGGTATTTATTCTATACAAAATCCAGATTCTTATAAGAGTCATATGATGTAGCTTTATTCTATATTAGCATTCCAGAATCTAACTAAGTATGCTGATGCACTAGAACAGCTTGTACAATGTTCTTAGGTTGATACGAAAAAGTTTGGAAATAGTATTACAGACCATTGGAACTTTTATAATAAATACGAACAGTTTAAGTATTTACATAAAGATCCAGATTCCAAAGATGCTATAGTGTGGAAGATAAATGACAAGGCTCATAGTAATCTTAAAAATGAATATGCTTTAGATTATTATTTTGATAAGTTGTGGATTTCTGATAAACTTAGTAAAGCTACATAGCTCACTAGAGGTATATTAAAAGATTAGCTATTTACAGCTACTGATGAATATAATGTACTATATCATTCAGTTATGTATAACCTTCTTGGAGACCCGTTTGGATTTAATGGAGAATCTAATAAATATAACTTCTATAGATCTACAAGTGATAAGAAGTTTATACAAGCTATTAGTTCTTCTATAAATGCTATAGCTAGGCACAATATGCTTATGAACTCTAAGATATTAACAAAGAAAGAAGATGGAAGTTATACAGGATATATAGACTTTACAATGAATGGCGATAAAGACGCTGTATTTAATAAAGTGATGTAGCTTGTATATGGTAATCCTCAATCTGAAGATAAATATTATCATAAAAGTATATTCTAGAACTATGCTAACTTTATTTATAAGTTATAGAATGGATTGCTTGGAAGCGAATTTAACGATTTGTTAGATGATGCTGGTAATATAAATAATGAGTTCTTAAACTACTATATATCTAAGATTGATAATAAATTCTAGATTGGTAGATTTACTACTAAGATGTCTTATATAAATGTAGACCCTAATCAAAGATTGGTATTACAATCTGCATTACATCAATTATTAACTCATAGTAATAGTTATGTAAGAAGATTATTTAGAGACATTGTGTTCTACGACTACTATTCTACATACAATAATGATTCGTTTAGTTCTATATTTGATTTAGTTCCTATATAGTTCAAAATGCAGTATATCTAGAGTATAACTGATTCTATGAAGTCAGAAGATCTAATTGGTAGAATATCAGAGGATAGTGGCAAGATTAATCCAGATGAATATATAGACGCTATATGTAGAAATTATTGGTATAATGACAAGATTGTTCCTATATATAGTTTAACACAACAGGCTTTTACTTAGACAAAGCTTAGTGCTGAGAAGTATTTACTTCCTAGCTATGTGAACGGTAATAGAGTTCCTGGTGCTATAATAACATCAAAGGGAGGCAATCATCCATATTTTAAAGTACAACTTGGAAATAAATACTACTTGTATAAGAAAGCAGGTAGTGTTATGAAGGGTAATAGTACATATCGTGACAATTACATTATATCTCCAAAATTAGGTATTCATCAAGGTGGTAATCATCAATATGAATTTTATACAGGTTCTTTGAATGAATCTATATTTGACGACAATTTATTACCAGAAACATTTAACTACGGCAATGTTGAACAAAACGTAATTAATTACATAAACCAACTCAAGCCTATTGGTAAAGGTGATAATGCAGTTAAATTAAAGTATAAAGAACATAATGCTGCATTTACTGGATTTAGCAACGCTAACTATTACAAAGTATCAGAACAGCAAAAGAATAGTTATGACTTAACACAAAATTCCAAAGGAGATGTTAGAATTATATATTCTAATAATCCTTAGAAATATGCAGAGTCTAGAAGTAATCTTAAGATTAATATAAACAGTGAACAAAAGACTGGTGTTAATATAGATTCTAAATACGATGTAACAAAAGTTGTAGATGGTATTGTTTCAAGTCTTGGTAACTTCGATAAAGATAATTAGAACTTAAATATATACATCAATGGTAAGCTTGGTGATTTTAATATAACAGATAAAGATAGGTCTGAATATATTAGTAATCAGTTGAGCTATATGGTTGATAGATATAAACTAGAATATCCTGATGCTACAGTTGATGATATAAATGAAGTTCAACAACAATTCTTAGCGGATATACAAAGTAAAGTTGATGATAGTATTAAACAACTTAAGAATAATTAGTTTGTTGATAGAATTATTAAAGACTTACTTGTAAGAGGTTATTCTATAAGTAGTATATACACTGATAGTTTTGATGGTGTTGGAGAAGCTGCTGTAAGATCTGCTTAGCTAAATCAAGAAGATTTCACTACAGCTCAACCTGCTTATATTATATATGATAGGAATAAATATACTCAAGATAATATATCTAGTATAAGCGAAAGTATATCTAAGTTTGATGATGAAGATTTTTTAACATCAGAACAAGATAATGACTTGCTAACCGAACTGAAAGATGTTAACGATGGTAAGGATAAAGCTATTGAAGATGCTAGAAAAGATATGGTAAAAGACGAGAATGATATTAGTGATATACTTGGTGGATTAAAACAAGTAGACGATAATAGCAGTATTGGTTTAATTGATGATATTAACATAGACAGCAATAATGATGTTGACGATTTGCTTGGAGGTCTAAAACAAATTGATAGTGATATTATATAGCATGATGATGATAAATTTGAAAAAGATGCTATGGATAATTGTTTACAATGATAAAAACTGATTAATTATGATAATATGTCCTAATTTACACAATCCTTAGGTGGCTAAGGAGTTTAACGAATTAAAAGAAGCCACAAGTGAAAAGGCTGCCTATCATATTTGGTCAGCCAATAATGGAAATAGTATAGATAAAGCCCCTAATGGGGCTTAGTCTATATTGTTTAATCAACTATTATAGCAAACAAATGGTAATCGTGTAGAAGCTATACGTATAAAATCAAAGATTTACCAAAGAGATTTTACTAATTGGTTTGGGGATTGGGTTAATGATCCTAAAAACTCATCTAAAGCAGTAGATGTTAATGGCGAGCCAATGATAGTTTGGCATGGCACTGATAAGCTATTTGATACGTTTGACTAGAACGCTACAGACGATAAAGAAAAGCATTTAGTACACGATAGAAATGCATTCTTTTTTACAGATAGAGAAGACAAAGCTTTTAAGTACGGCAACAAATATACTATTCCAGCATATCTTAATATGAGAGAAGTTGGCAATAGTGATATGACTAGCGGAAAGTTTAGAACTGTTAATGAGTATCGTGAGCATGAAAATAGCATATTAAAAAACGATAAATATGATTCTGCTATATTTGTTAGATATGACAAAGAGGGTGATAATCATGGCTTTACACCTACTATTCAGTATGTTGTAAAGAATAATAATTAGATAAGATCTATTGTTAGTAATGATTTCTCTTCTAAGGATGGCAATATCTATGGTAATAAAGTAATACAAAAATTACAAGATAAATCTATAGATAAGTCATTTAAAGAATCTGAAGATATGCCTAATTCTATCAGAGAGTTTATAGAAAAATAGAATCTTAAAATTAAACTTGCAAAAGCGAACCTATATGATACTTTTGGAGGAGCTACTTCTTTATTGAATCAAGGCGAAGTTGTTACGTCATACGTTATTATACAAGGAGCTATAAAGAATAATACTATATCATCAACTAAATTACCTATAGCAAATCTTTTGCAAGGTCATAAAGTTCCTATAAAATTAATGTAGTTAGATGAAAATGTTATTGTTACTTCATTTTCAGATAAAGACGGTAAAACGATAATTGCTATAAATCAAAATGCTATAGATTAGGTATCAAATGAGTATTTAGCAAATGCTGTATTACACGAAGTTGCTCATGCAGTTACTGTAGGTATGATTAATAAGCCTAAAACAGAATTGTAGAGTAAACTTAAAGAATTGAATAGTCAATTACACGAAACATTCGACAAATTTTTCGATAGTAGTAAATTTGATAGATATGATGCTAGCGGTCTATATTATGGTCTTTCTAATGAGAAAGAGTTTATAGCAGAGTTTACGACTAATAAAGATTTTAGAGATATTATATATGGTGCTGCTGTTAAATTAGACCAACAGAACAATAATAATTCTATACTTGGTAAACTAAAGAACTTTATAAATCGTATATCTAATACTTTGCTAGACACTAACTTATTTAAAGGTTATAATGAAAAACTACTTAAAGAATATTCAACTAAATTAAAAGCTCATCTTTTAAATATAGATACTATAAAGAATACGGATAAAGATCCAGCTAAGATATATAGAATTATATATGCTAATACAGATCCTATATTATATGGTAATCAATAGGCGTTCGATATTAATAAGATTCTATCAAGATAGCTAAAATCTTTCGAGCAGAATAATTTTATAAACGTTGATTAGTTGTAGTCTACATCTGGTAAAAGAGATACTAAAGAATAGGCTAAAAAGAAACTTGATGCGTTATCTTTAAAGATAGCCAGAGGTTTAAGTCAAAGATTAAAAGCTGTAATGTCCTCAAATATAGATGCAGATTAGAAGTCTAAGATATAGAAAGAACTTGACTTACAAATTAGCTTGTTCTAGCAAGGCCAAGAATAGGCCTATAGGGCTTTAATTTCCACAATGTCATAGTTAGCTCCACAATTACTAGATGACTCATTAGAGGTGCTTAAAATGTCTAGTAACAACCAAGCTATATAGGCTTCTGAGTTACAGTACCAAATACATGACAACTTTGGATTATATTCCAAGATATTAGAGAGTGTTACAGAAACATTAGAATCTGCAGAAGTTGTTTCTTAGTTAGAAGATCAACAGAAAAAATCTAGTCTTACAAAAGATGCTATATTTGGAGATGTTAATGACCTTATATCTATGATTAAAAAGTGTCAATCTATTTGTGATGGTGCTAATGCATCGTTACATAATATCTTAATAAATACTACTAGAGATATACTTGTTGGTGTAGGTAATGAAACACACTCTATAACAATGGGTGAATATCTTGATTCTTTAAAAGATATCGGATATGATACTGGTGTATTCTACAAATATGGTGGTATGGTTGACAAGGTTAAAGATGATGGTATCCGCGCTATAACATATTTAGTAAATAAAGCACTAAATAATTCATAGAAAATGTCAAATGAGAAGAATATAAAGTTATTGAAAGCTTTTAATAACTTAGGATTTGGAGAATCTCATTTAGATTTATATGAAAAAGACGAAAATGGAAGAACTACTCAATATCTCGTAAGGGATCTTAATTATGGTAAATTTCATAATAATTATCATAAATTTCTTAAAGATTTAAATAAGAAAATATCTAAGAAGTATGGAATAATATTAGACCCAACTAATAACATAGCTCCAGATGACAACGAATAGGCTAAAGTAGAATGGAACGAATCTTTAAATGATTGGTTAGATAAAAATTGTGAAAGACCTTACAAGAAGCAATTTTATGTAGCTTATTCTAAATTATCATCAGATACAAAGTATGAATGGGGTTTATTATCTAAATAGATAAGAACTCTTAAAGAAAAAGTATACGACGAATCTGATGGTTATTATCATTATGATAGACTTGATGAAAAAGATAGATCGTTATTAACAGAATTAAATGTGTAGAAAAGAATGTTAATGAGTGATCATGACTATCAAGGCAATCTTAAAGAAGGTGACGAACTTAGAAAAGCTAAAGAGCTACAATAGTTAAACAAAGATCTTTATGGAACTGATAATAAACGTAAGATAAAGAGAGATACTGAAGCGTGGTCTAAGGCTAGAAATAGAGTTATAGAAGAATGTGGTGGTTTTGCTGAGTTTAACAAAACATTAAACAATGAAGAGAATTCTTTTGATATTAAACGCCTTATAGACTGGGATAAAATGAATAGTAAGAGAGTTCTTAAACAAGACGAAGAAGGTAACATATTACTATTTAAACGAATAGAAGAAGAATCTGGTGATGTTGAATACGATATAGATGGTGATGGCGGAGCTAAATACAATGAAGTAAAAGAATAGATACGTAACATATTGTCTATATATAGAGATTTTACTACTGGAGAAATTGCTTATCAAAGTATTCCTTAGGGAGAAAAGATACGTCTAAATAAATTATCAAAAGAACAGGATAGGCTTAGAAATATTTCTAAACGTCAAAATAAGACACTTAAAAAACAACTATAGAAGAGAGCTAAATTATTTAATAAATACTCTCGTACAGAATTTACAGAGTATTATAAATAGGCTAAAAAGAAAGCAGCTCAAATGGATATGGAATATCCTGGTTCGTATGATGATTTCCTAGCTAGTACATCAACACGTAGTTACGACGAATATACTGGATAGGAGATACTTACACCTCTTAAATGGTTTACAAAAATTGTAGCTAGACCAGAATATGAAGACGAATTCATGGAGTTTATTCCTGGTGATGGTTGGATTGAGCATTCCGAAAATGAACTTGCTAATCCAAACTACGATAAAGAAAATACATCATTCTTACAACCTAAAAGATATGAAGTTGACGAAAATGGTAGACCTATGAAGAATAAGCCAATGTATGATAATACAAAAGCGTTCAACAAGGTTAATAAATCTAAGAATCTCAAAGCATTATATGATTTGATTTTACAAACTAACCGTGAGATAAATTAGCTTTATGATAGATAGTCTTTCGACGAGTATTTACTCCCAGGTATAACTGGTAGTATATTTAAATACTAGAAGAATAAGACTAATTTGTCTTCTGGCGTATTACAATATATAAAAGATAAGATTGGTATCGGAGATTAGAGTATATAGCAAGATTCAGATTATGCACAAGATGTATAGAGAATTATGTCAAAAACAGACGACTTTGGTGATTTAGTAAAACAAAGAGCACTTCAAATATCAGATGGTACTCGTCCAGATGGTTCAGAGTTAAACATGATTCCTAGGTATTACACTGCAAAGCTTGATGACCCATCACAACTTAGTTCTGATCTTATCGGAATGATGGCTGAGGCTTACAAATTAGCAAGCGATTACCACTTTAAATCTAAAGTAAAAGATCAATGTGAAACAGTTGCTGATATGATGAAGAATCGTGATGTGTATAAGAATAAATCATTTAAGTTTTGGGAAAAGCAAAGAATTGAAGGTTCAAAATCAAATACTTATCAAATTGCTAAGAAATTCCTATAGATGAATTTGTATAATATTAGATCTTCTGACATATCAACCGCTATACCATGGTTTGGAGGAAAGAAGCTAACAGTAATTCACTGGAATAAATTAGCTAAGTTATTTGGTGGAATAGTAACTGCTATAAACCTTGGTATGAATATAGCTGTAGCTGGAGTTGGTTTCTTAGATGCATACAGAGCTCATATAGTAAATGCTATTACTGGTAGAAAATATGGATTTGCCGAAGCTACAAAGGCTTCTAGTATTGTATCTTCTCATATATTTAAGAATTTCTTAGGTGCTAATTATATTGCTAATAGATTATCAAATGATAAACTAATGCTCATATGTGAGTACTTTAATGTATCTGACCAAGGTGAAAAGAAAGCTAATCATTCAAATAGAAATAGACTTGTTAATGCTATAAATGATAATTATGTATTTGGTATGTTGTCTGGATTTGATTTTCTTGTTAAGTCACAAATAGCTACATCTGTATTATTATCATATAGATATTATAAAGGAGACTTCTACACTAAAGAAGATATGGATATAAATTTATTTAAAGCTTCTAGAGAAGAGAAAAAACAGGCTATGAAAGAATGGAGGCATGGAAAAACAGCCTATAGTATACTTTCCGCAAAGAACAATTCTCTTAATGTAGAAGATGAATACAAAGAGGCGTTTAATCGTTCTGAAAATATAATGCGCAACAGAATTATTAAATATTCAGAGTCTGCTGATGGTATGATGACTCCTACATAGAAAGCTCAAATAACTACGTCTATTATTGGTTCTTATGTTATGATTCATAGACAATATGCTCCATTAATGATGTCTGAAAGATTTGGTAGCACAGTGTATGATATGGATATTCAACAGATGGATGGTGGTATATTTAGATCTGGTGCTAAAGGTTTTTATTATATAGCAAAGACTCTTGCAAAATTCTTAACTGGAAGTGTTAGAAATATGTCTGTAAAGAAAGGTTATGTTGACGCTAAGGATTATTATAATTCTAAGCTTAATAATAAAGATTCTATAAAAGACTATATGGAGAGTAGATATATCAACTATGCAACAAAACGTATTGTTACAGAAATTGCAATAGGTAAGACTATTTCAATCTTTGCTTCAATAATTGCTAATATATCTAAAAGCGAAACTGATAAAGATAAGCGAAGGAAATTATATTTATTAGCATATATAATGCATAGATTAGAATGGGAATCTTTAACACCATATAGAGCAGATGATATGTTTAATAACATTAAATCGCCGACAGCGGCAACTAGTGTTACAGATAAAATGGGAGATGTTACCGAATCATTTATGCGTACATATTTCCCATCAATGTCAAATAGCCTATATGATACTTTTCAAAATACAAAAACCCAAAATAAGTATAATCCTATTGTCTCAAGAGGAGAATACAAAGATTGGTCTAAAACTAATAAAGCATTATTTAAACTATTACCTTATCATAACTTCTATGAACAGGTATATGGTTCTGAAGCTAAAGATAGATACTTTGTAAATCAAATTATGAAACAAAACGATTAATATATAAAAAATAAACCCGGACTACTCTCACGAGCGGCCCGGGTTTTTCATTACACTTACTTTCTCCAAAAATCGAAGCATTCTTCAATTCTATTATTAGGCAACATGCCAACACCTGACTTATATACAGTATCTGCACACAAGGCAATATTTATAGGTATCATGAATTTATAAAATCCATCAATAAAACCGTAGAAGCTCTTTTCTTTGGATAATGAAAAATATATCCAATGTCTATACTTAGTACTATTAGTGGTTAATCTAATATATAGGTAAGTATTTAAACCTTCCTTGCTAATATATCCATTGGATAATATGTTTTCTGTAATCACTCCCTTAGTTTTTATTACTAAAGGAATGATGTACAGTATATTTTTATTTAACATATAGAACTAGTATCCTGTGGGTTGTTATAGTCTTCAATACATAAAGAATCATCAAAACTTTCGACGCATAAAGTATCGTCAAAAGTATTAATTACTAGTTCATCGTCAAATTTGTTTTCTATATTATAAATGTGACTCATAGGTTCTTTTATTTATAAGTTTAACTTTTCTGCACCGTCACCAGTATAATACTCAAGTGTATGTTCCCACTTGTCATTAGCCTGATGCCAGCGTATTTGTTCTAACACGTCCATAATAGTATTTAATCTACTATCGACTTGTATATCAGTAAATTCAAAAACACGTATTTCGTTACTTCCGGTTGTGTCTATACCAATAATGTAATACTTAAAAGTCCAGTCATTATTAGGCTCTTCCTTTAACTCATTTATGATATACCACATTAAAGAATGCTTGTAAAAACATAATTGCCTTAAATAATCATAATGATTCATAGATTCCTCAAAACAACCTATGTTTACAGTTGTCTTTAAATCCATCAAAGTACATACTTTGTTCTTAAAATCAAAATGTACACTATCAAGTAACGATTTACATTTAACTCCACACATGTTCCAATTTATATGGAATTCATGATGAAGTTCGTCCTCTTGTCCAATATACTCATTCTTAAGTAGCTTAGACGCAAGTTTATGTTTCTGAATGTTTTCAGCCACCTCCATAAGCATATTTGCATCATATGGAGATATTAATTCTCTATTATCGTTTGCTTTAAGGTATTCTATATAATCAGAATACGTATCAGCCATTTTAAGAGCCTTAGATAGCACCAAATCATCTGACTTGGGTAAACCCTTATAGCACGCTCTATATGCGCTTATAACGGCTTTATTTGGCTCTATTTCAACACTCTGCGCAAGCGTCCGACAGAACTCTTCCTGTTGTGGAGAAAGAGGTCTACTTTTATCCCATACAACATAGTCTTTATGGAATTCTTCGGGCTGTAACAGATACTCATGAATCATAGTTCCACGAGCTAACTGACGACCTGTTTCACCTTCAGCTTTACCTGTTAGCATAGAATGTAAATAGGCTGGTCCTTTCTTCAAAAACCAGCCTATATTAGAGTTACTTATACGAGTCATGTCCTCGTAGTAAGGTACAGTTATCTCCATATTACTTTACAGATAAGTTCATGTCGTTAAACAGCTCTTCAAATGTATCCTTAGGATTTTCATTTACTTCTTGAATAAATGAATTAACATTATCAAAACTAATACAACCAAATCTACTTGTAATAAAATCAAATACAGACTTAACTTCATCTTTATCATCAAGGCGGTCTTCAAGTATATATTTGATTAAATCTTTACTCATCTCATCAAATTCTTTCCAGTAACGGATTCGTGAACATCTGTCTATAAGAAATTCACTAATCATATCATCACTGTTACATGTAAATAGCATTAACTTCCTTCCAGAAGAGTTAATACCATCAAGAATCTTCAAAAGATAACTATCGTCATAATCTTCACCTAACTTGTCTATTTCATCAATGACTACGCAGACGTCTATATCTTCAATAAAGTTAAATAACCTACATAAAGCTTTTGGATGAATAGACTTATCTATTAAAATAATAGGAAGATTTGAGTCTAAAGCGATTTTCTTACACATCACAGTCTTACCAGAACCTTTTAGTCCAGATAGCATGACACCAGTAACTTCGTTTTTAGACTTATCAAAGCGATTAAGTATCTTTTTAATAAACTTATTATCGCTTTCACTTAAATACACTTCGTCTGGTAGTTTTAGACTAGGTGCTTCATATAATGTAAATTTATTTTCATAGCTATCGTAGCTTACAGTGTAAACTACTCCAGGTTGTAGGTTATAATCTAATCCATCCGTATTAAACTTAAACGAAATGCTATTACCTACTTTTATAAACTTACTATTACTGTTTTTCTTTTCCATAATTCTTTTGACTTAAAAGTTCTTGAATCATTTCGTCTACCTGCTTATGATTTCTCACAAGATAACACTTCATTTTACTTCTGTGTTGTTTCAAGTAGTATTTGAATAGTTTCCATCGCAACGGAAAACTATCACCCATCAGGCCTTTACATTCTACTACAAACCCTTTTCCTATAAAATCTGGTAGATATGTCATAGCTCGTATTTTCTCCTGATTGTACTCGAATTTTGGTAAGAGAGTGAAATGCTTTGGCTCATATTCTACTGGTATTCCAGCATTCATAAAAGCTTCATAAGTATAGCATTCGAGCTTACTACGAAAGTGTAAACCATACTTATCGACCTTAGTCGCATTCCTAACTCTCCCTTTAGACTTTTGTGGCATACTCTACAAAGTTTATACCATTTTTGTTCTTAGCAAATCCCGAATTAAGTAGTTCATTACCACTTTTATCAGTTATTGTTACATACTCTGTATCCGCACAGTCTATATATCGTATGCGCCCGTTTTTCATCTTTATAGTTGGTGACATGTTATATGATAAGTTATAACTTACCAATCCACCAATTACTCCAAATAAAAAGGCTAGAATCAATGTTTCAACCATACTTCTTTAATGTTTGTGAAAGCCAATCTTTAACAGTATTAAAACTATTAGCTTTTACTGCATCAGATATGTCTTTCGATTTAAACTTCTTATGAACGAAGAAAGCATCAAATTTATACTCTTTACTATACTTACGAGCTCTTAACATTCCTGTTTGGTCTCTATCGTATAGTATAAGTATATGTTTCCATTTACTCCTCAATGACTTAATAATATCGTCTGGAATAAATGTTGTTTCGCTTGAAGCTGCGATTGCATTATAACCCATCTCATATAAACACATAACGTCTTTTAAAGACTTAGTTATTATCAAGAGATTACCTCCATCCTTAGGCAACTCGGCTAATCCCTGAACATACTCATTTGTCAAATTAGTACGCCATTTAGTATACTTGGATGCTAAAGGTCGATAAATCTTAAATCTATCATATACCTTATATGCATACATAGGATTAGTTTCTTTGTAGGTTCCTCTGACGACTCTATTACAAAGAAAGTATTTAATGCTAAACACTTGATATTTCTTTAATGTATCAAGTGAGATATGAAATTGCTTCCAATATCTTTTATCTACTTCTGTGAATGGCTGTCTAACGATTCCTATATCCATAACCTTGCTTACGTTTTGGGTGTAAGCCTGTTGACGTATAGACATATTAGGATTCATTTTACGAACTATTCTCAGTAATTCTCTTTCAAACTCTTCTCTTGTTTCTATTCCTTTGATTAACTTAACGAACTTTAGAGCATTACCTCCATCTCCGGTACCGTGGTCCTTGAAGAATAATCCGCCTTGTTTACCACGAAATATAGCAAAAGAGGGATTCTTGTCATCATTCCTTAATGGACTGTTGATAAGTTTCCCTATTTTTATACTACCTAAGTAGTATGTATAGATACTTTCATCATCCAACATAGACAACAAGTCTTTAAGACTCATTGTAATTGCTGTTTTTGTACTATACATTTGACTTATAAGTTCTTGTTAGTGTAGGTATCATGAGAATCGAACTCATGCTTATTCCAAAATACCCCCAGAGTGCTACCACCCTTTCTTTTTACGAATCCTATTATAGGATAGTCTTAGAAAGTCTTTAATCAGTTTATCATCATAAAAACAATCTACATTGTCTTTAAACTGTACATCTCGAGCAACTCCGTACTGATTATCTATATAATTAAATACGGCTTGCCCGACTCTCCAGTTTTTAGGTTTACGATTATTTGCATAATCTAAAACCTCTTCTTCAAAATCTTTACGTTCCATAATAATAATTTTAGTCTAGATGGGTGGATTCGAACCACCTCAGTATCTATTCGGCACGCACAGTCTTGCGGACTATACCCAACTTCCAGTTAGCACATCTCGTAATAGGCCATTTATTTGCGTTCTAAGCGTCTTAAGCCATTTCTCTTAACAACTACACAAAGTCTATGCTTAAACGTCTTAAATCGCTCCTAAATGGCCTTAAATCGAATTGTGGGATAGGAGAGAGTCGAACTCTCCGTGTGTAAACTATGGCTACAAACACACTACCATATATCCCATGTGAGGTTTTTACAGAACCTCAAAACTGTTCTTGTTGGATTTTGTCCACCAGTGACTATTTACCATTAAAATGGAAGGTCGTCACTACCTGATGCCTGAGTACTATCAGCATTTGTAGCTGAAGCAAGAGGATCTGTTGATTTCTCAACATCTGCGACTACTTGTCGCTCAAAACTGTCACGAGAGAACTTCTTAATCTCTGTCTCTTCCTTATCCATAGGCTCAACAAAGATACCGTTCTTAGATACTTGAGTATAGTTATTCTTATCGTAAACAACCTTCAGACGTAAAGCCTTCTTAGTTGCTACCATAGGAGAAAGTGTAGTCTGAACCCAATCTATCATCTCCTTAAAAGTGTTAAACTCACCTTCAATCTTAGGGAAATAACAGTTGATTACCTGCATGATACGACCGAACTGCAAGTTATCACGACGCTGTAAATCTTCGTCGGTTTTAACCCACATGCTTTTTTCGTTCTTCCATTCTGTCATAGTTGCAGTTTTACCTTCACTATCCTCGAATATAATTTCAAGGAAATCATGACCGTTTGGAGACTTCTTAGCCTCTACAGATTTCAAGATTACGTTCTCATTAATACCAACTGGCATATAAGAACTGTTGGACTCGTTATTATTTGTAACAGCTGTACTTGTACTATACATAATTTCTTAATTTTATTGAGTTATAACTTCTTAAAATAATAGGGATTAATCCTTATAAACCTTATCCCAATAGGTTGTTATGCTTCCATCATCGTTTCCTTTGGCGATGACTATATCCTGTCCTCTTAGGTGTGGAGCACGAGCCTCCTTAATAGAACCATCTCCTCCTTTGAAACTTATATGAGTCTCATTTCCCTTTCGGTAAACAAGACCTACCGCGTCAGCTTCTCCGCATATAATTGCAGAAAGCTTTCCAACTAAGTCAAGTGCCATTTCTGACAGTTCTTCTCCGTTGTTATCAATTTGTACATCTTTAACATGTCCGACCAATATGAATTCATCACAAAGCTCTTTAAACATGTCAATTACCTTACGTACCGCTTGTCTAATATAGAAATAGCCAGAACCGTTAGGTAGTGTACGAACGTCGTCTCCCTTCCAGTTCTTTCCAACTGGACTTTGACGATATAAAGTAGCAGCATAACTTAAACAAATCTCCTCTAATCGAGTAGCATTGTCTATTGTAATACGGTTATAGAAATTATGCCCTACTTCTTTATTCTTAGCTCTAATGGCTTGAGCAGCTTCTCCTAAGTCACTAATGTTACGGCATTGTATTGCCATAGCATCAATAAACGTAGAACCACCTTCTAAGTCTATGATCAAGTTATTTTCTAACTGTGCCAATGCTGATGTTTTACCAGACTTTGGACGACCATAGATAATTAAGAAACGTGGATTAACTGAAACTGCTGGAACTTTAGATGTAGGTAATGTAATCATTAACTCTTAGGTTTTAGATTATTTATTAATCTTAATATTGATATTGTGACTGTTGGTGTAAATATCAATAATGATCTTTTTCTTTGGAGCACTCAACGTGTTCAAGAATGCAAGATTCTCGAAATCATCGTATGAGTAAATGTCGCGGTCAATCTGAATCTCGTCATCGTAGAAGATAACGGGAATATTGCCCGCAAGCTTATAAACCTTACCCAAAATAAACGGGAAGGTGTTCTTCTTGCTATAGTTAGCAAGGAATGATGCTGCTTCTGCAAACTCGTTGCCCTTCAGTGAAGCAGTACTAGCCTCAAAAATCTTTGCATCTTCCTGCTTAGTCTTGTAATCCTTAAGATACGAATTCGTCTCCATTAGATTGTCAAGAATAATATCATCAAGAATCTTAGAATAGTCTGTTGGCTTATTCTTCTTGAGAAAGGAAAATGTGAAAAACTTCTTAGTATTATTGTTATTATTGTTGCTAGTTTTAAAAGTATATGTATTCATAAAATTTCAGCCTTAAAAATGTGATACAATAGACGCTTATACTTCTATCAGATTATTGAACGCTAGGTCATTCTCGAATTCAAGTATACATGGTTTTCCCGCATCACGGTTCTTTAACATGTGTATGTATACCTTATTAGAAGTAGGTAAATGATTTGGACCGTATTCTTGGATGCCCAATATCTCTGGTCTATGTATAACGCAAACGTAATCGCTTGCTTGAAATATAGCGTCTGATGATGACAAGTCGCTTCTCATAGGATAATGACTTGTTGGATTGTTTATTCTCTCAGAAGATTCTATGTTTCTGTTCATCTGAGCAAGCTGTATAATGCTTGTCATTGGTAGCTTCTTAGCTTGTATGAACACTCTTTCTAACTCGCTTATAGTTTCTAATACAGATCCTACTTGCTTTGTTAGTAACGCATGATCGTATACTATCAAGAAATGCTTGTTAGTTCCTTTAATATACGTATCATAGAATTGGAATATTATGTCTTTAACTTGCGTGGGAGTAGTAGGGCTATCTACAAAGTAAATAGGATACTCCTTTAGCTTATTGGTTACCGATACGACCATTCTGAAGGTATTGTCGTCCAGGTCCTTTTCAGAACTATACAGAGTCGAAGTCGTTCTTCTTAGCTTATTTGAGAGCGTCCTTCCAACCTGCCTAAAACCAACCATCTCTAAAGAGAAGTTTAGTACTATAACATCTTCTGATTCATTTAAATCAATCACGTCTGTGGTAATTAAGTTCGCAAATGAACTCTTTCCACTTCCAGAGATACCTGCAATGGTAAGTACAGTATTAGGTTCTATTCCACCCATACACTGCTTATTAAACTTATTCCATCTTGTTTTTAAGCTGACGATTTTATGTTCGCGTCTGCCTGCAATATATTGAACAGCTTCATTCGCAACTACAGACATAGGACGTATCAAATTAGATAAGTTCTGTTCCATATGTCTCTGTATTTTGCTCTTGCTGTTCATTCAGCATCTCTTCTTCAATTTCTTCCCACTGATGGTCTTGTAACCATCTCCACATAGTCTTCATATATCCTATTTTGCCTAATTTAGTTTTCTTCTCAAGTTCTTTAACTAAGCATTTATTAATATGTTCAGCTTTGGTATAGCTTTTACTAATATAGGAGTTATAAAGATTTCTGCATTTATTCTTATTCGTTCTAAGATAGACTTTTTCTCCATCGGGACGAACAACATAAACTGGGTACATATCGTAAAACTGATCAAAATAGCTACGATCTGGTTCGATATAAGCTGTAAGCTTTTCAGATTCTTGATATGTAATTGAATTCCCTCTCTCTATCGAGGTAATAAGTCCTTGTTCGATTAAGTATGATATTTCGTCGTCGCTAATTAGGCTGACAATTTTGCGGACGTCTTGATTATTAGATTTTTGATTCTTATCCAATACCATACTTAGGAAGACTAATTGATTTAAATTTAATTTATCTGGATAATCCAGAAGTTTTGTGTTTAATTCAATAATCATACTTTTATACTCTTAGGTTAACAAGTCTGATCGTCAAACAAACTCAGTTGTACACTCGTAAGCTCGCTAATAATTTTGCTTGCTTTAGAGATGTAGTACTGATAGTTTATATGACGATGCTCTATAGGCTTTTCGTCATACGTATTCAAGATAGTAACTCCTGATTCTGTTAAAAGGTTTATGTCTGTATATTTTCTAATATCATATTTTTTACCTTGATAAGAAAACTCAAACTCTTTTAACTTCTCATTATATTTTCTCTTGAATAAATAATAATCGTTTGTAGATGCGTAAAACCTATTTATTCGTTGTACTTTTTCACTTCCGTGATATACCTCGAACTTTTTAGCTACGCGTTGTCCAATCATAAAGTCTTTAATATCTTTATCAGATATTATAAACTCTTTAACTGGCTGTTTCGTAAGGAAATAATTTATAACCGCTTTAGGAATTACGACTGGTGCTAGTCCTTTCCCAAGCTTGGTCTCGGTTATAAACATTCCTTTTCTTTCTATCAGATTAGGGTCTTTGGATTCAGAGTATCCCTTAATGATACCGAAATAATCATTAATTGCGTACTGATAAAACGCTTCATAATCATTGCTTTCAAATACAAGTTGTGTAATAGCTTCTATTTCTGCAATAGCTTCCTGAATTCTATCACGATTCTCTTCCTTAGCTACATACATAACACCATCTGTGTTAGCTTGTATAATCCTACAACCTAACTCCAGCAAACGTTCTATTAACATAAGTAATATCAACTGTCCGTTGATTCTTATTCGGAAGACGTTAAATGGATCGTATAACCAACTTGATTCTTCTTGCATTTTCCCCGTTACAGCGTTAAGGGCAAGTTTTAGTGTCTTATCCTTAAGTTTCTGTCGATTATGTTTTGCATAAATTCTGTCGTTATAAACGTCAGTGTAGACCTGCAAAAATTCTTTTCCTACACGACTTGGAGCAAGGTTGTATTTAATTAACAACGATGGGTACATCGACGCCACATCACTGTGCCCAATATACTCATTCTCGTTAGGACGGAAGATTCCTGGTTTGTTGATAGAATGTAATCCACCAACACCAACAGAATAGCCTAAGTTTGAGAGAACAAACTTCTTCTCATAGCCTTTGCGTTCACGCGAATCAACTACTTGTTTTTTCATATCTTCGAGAACGTCTTGTAATTTCGGATTTTTATATTGTATAAAAGGGAAAATCACATCCTTTAACTTTATGTCTTCAACAGATTCTTGAGTATTTTTTAACTCTTTTATATCTATACCTGTTTTCTCACAATAAAGTTTAGCAAGGATGGATTCTCCAATTTTTACTCCATCAAAAGATAAACATGGAATTCCATATTCACCTTCAATATACAAACGAAGTTTTATATCTTCTTCAAGTCTACTTAATAGATCTGTAGTAGATTCAACATCGTTTATATTATATGCAATCATTTCATCAATATTAGAGTCTTCAATTGGTAAATCAAATGAACCCGAATACTCCTGAACGTTTTTGTAGTGCATAGTTAATTGCATTTCTTTAAGACCTACTCTTAACTTTGAACTAAATTGCATAGTTAAAAGATCCATAGAGTTGAATTTATTTGCATATTTCCATTTCTTGAATCTTTCTATATCTCCATCTTCTGATTCTATTATACATTTAGACAACTTATATAACGACCTACAGACTTCTTGACAGGTTCTATGACTCAATTGTCTTTGAAGGTCTATAATGTAATTTATTACCACGTCGTCATAGTGTTTGTTATTGTAACCACAAAAGATTATGTCTTTAGAAACGAAAAAATCAACTAACTTTGTTAGCTGATTCTTTCTATTGGATATTTCAAAAAGTAATAACTCTTGTGTTTCTGTGTCCTTACATGTACAATGAAAACAGTTTGGAAAAATCTCTATATCGTATGTAACGACTTTAAAATTTCGTATAAACATGGTTCAAAGACTCTAAGTTAGACGTATAAGGCGGCTACTCGGCTCACATCGCTGATACATATACAAATAAACAATTTACTATGTTGTGTAATGCCCGAACCTCGCTACAAGTAGCCATTGTGCTGTATGTTGGAATCGAACCAACTTAATGCCTTCAATACAGCTGATTAATAATACTTAAGGATTACCCAGGGTTAATTCCCTGGGCAAGTCTCATCAGACTTATCTAAATCCTCAAGTGTGACAAGATTGTCACATCCAGTTACATTATTATTAACCCAACTTGCTCCTTCTCTGCGGGAGTCTGACAGTAAGTTAATATTTTCAACTGGAATAATACTAATTGATGGTTTTACGTAATTCATAAATTTATATTTATTATTATGGCCTTACATATAAGACCTCAGAAAACTCATCTTTTGTTAAATACCAAAATGGCTTCTTTCCATTTTTGTAATACATCTTGGTGAAATCATCAGGATGTAAGGCCAAATGAAACAATACATGGAATATGTTAAAGATATTACTATCATCCCAACCAGATTTTCTTGCTCTAAGAAATAATCCTATTGGAAATAATATTATACCAATAAATAATCCAAGTATTAAACTTAATATCATTTCTAACATATTATTGATTTTTTAAGTGGGGTCGTCTGAACTCGAATCAGAGATCTCCAGATTATTTATCTGGCGGTTTAACCAAACTAACCTACAGCCCAATAAACAAGAGATGCAAAGCGTCAAATCTTTTAACACCTCTTGTCAAAAGAAGTAAAGAGTCAAATCTTTCAACTTCTTTTAGCGCTTTGCCAGTCATATACGCATTGATTATGGCCTCTGAGAATATAAATATAAACTCGCCTGGGCTCAAGCAACATCTTTAAAGCCGACGTGGTAAGTGTGGGATTTGAACCTCACGACCGCTGCATTGTTAGTGCAGTACTCTAGACCAAAAACTTCTGAGTTAACCTACCTTTTTAAAGTATTGGTGGGACGACGAGGGTCACCACCAGCACTGTTATGCTGCTACACTGAGCAACACCTTGCGTTCGTATGTATAGTTAACTGATTTACAGTTGTACTGTTTAGACACTATTTCAAGCGTCTTTTTACATACGTCAGCTACAGTATCTTTCTTAACGAATCGTTTTCCAGCAAATTTACACAATGGATAACCAATTGTCAACGGATTCATATTTGGATATGAATAGACTCTTTCTCCCATATCTATTACAGGCACAATCAATGCCTTTTTGCTGTCATACGGTAATACTGTTTTGTCATATATCGAAACTACGACATCTCGAAAATGCTCAAGAGCTTTATCTCGCTCCTCCTCCCATGGTTTAAGGAATTCGTTCTTAAACAAATCCGTTTCTTCACATGGTGCTGGGTGTTTGCGCACCCACCTTGCAAGTTTATGTTGAGCCATTCCCTCCATAAATTTTGCTTTCCCAATTCGTTTATTAGTATTCTTTTTGTGTAGTAATTTTATCTCTGATGGTACATCATAGAAGTCTACACAAGCACCCCAACTCTTCATACGCTCTTCATAGTTCTTACACTTTCCTTTAGTAAGCATATACCAAGGTTGTTTCTTAAAACGTATACTAAAATGAGCTTTTAAGTATGCTTTACGATTGTTCTTTACTGTGTTATATATAACGATTGGGTCTGGTATATTCGGTTGCAAATTCTTATTCATTTTGATAATGTATTAAATAATTGTGTTTTACGGCGTTATTTTTATCTCTGCGATAAATTATACTGGAAATATATTAGAACGCCTTAGAAGGCCTCTAAATGGCCTTAAATTGAAAGTATAGACAGCCTCGAACTGTCGCACTAATGCTGGTCCTTGTACACCATATACTTGTTCCGATGTTATAACGCAAGTTCCATTTTAAACTTATCTGCTATATCATCAGTACATGTTATATTAGTATTGTCGTTAAACTCTTTAAGTTTAGCGTCAAACTTGTTTGCCATCAACTGAGTCTCTTTAATGAGAGATGCAATCTTTGCTGAGGTAAAAGATTCTGTCTTACCCATATGCTTCTTACCTTTAGATGCCTTCTCAGAAGGATTAATGGTAGGAATCATCTTAAGCTGAGCGATAGCCTCCTTAGCTTCGCCAGCTGCAAAAATAGCATAGTTATTGGTCTTCTTAAACTCCTCATATTTGAACTCTGTAATACCCATATTGAGCAACATAAGCATACCCTTAATGATAATACGCTTTTCGCTCATTTGTGTAATTTCATTGTACAAAGCTTTGAGGTCGTAGCCAGAACCATGGCCTGCTGCAATAGCCTTTTTAGCCATTACGTTTTCCGCACGAATGATTTTCCAATACTTGTTAATTGTCATATCAAGATTCTTACGGATATTAATGATCTTTGCTGAATTCAATTCAATTGATTTATTCTTACTCATAATTAGATTTTGATTAAAATTAAAAAAACAACTAATATGAATTCGAGAGATCATTTACCTACACTTGCTCATAGCTTGGAATCGAACCAAGTTTATTTAAGTTAATCCGCGGGGCACACCTCCCGCAGGAAGTATGCCCCAATCCCCTCGGGGAAATGGATAACTGTAAATAACCAAGTAACGATAATCCGAATTTAGAATTATCATATTTCATCATTGTGTTTCATAAAAGCTCGTTGTGAAGTATTTTCCCTCGGGATTACACTTCTATATCCTCGGATATATTACTTACATTTTACGAAATCCAACAAATCCATAGTCTAATCCTATATTCAGTGGATCACCATTACTATCTATGAAAGGGATTGTTTTCTTAGTACCATTGATGTTGATTACTATTTCACGTGGCCTTTCGGACGCGAAAGTACCACCAGGACAGTCTTGGGCCGAACCCGGGCCTCCCTCGGGAGACAGAGCCTTTTGGTAACCCTCGCTCTTCTGAGCTACGTGAGCCCAGCAATCATGTAATCTATGGACAACATAGTTATAGTCCTTTTTACGGACTGAGTTCTTTACTATCTCAATAGATAAACCATTGAGAATAGCTTTATTGTTAAGGCCGCTTGATGAATCTACCAAAGCGTCCCATACTTTCAAAGCAAAACTATCAAATGGAATTTTGTCCTGACAGCCTAACAACTGATTCCACCAACGCACTGATGTTTTTCCAAGAACAATAGTACCATTATCTCGGATTGTACAAATCTTGTACTTTTCTGCATCATTTGCGTTGTCTAGTATCTTTGTAGATACGTTGGAATCAGTCATTAAAACTTGCATTAACAGTTTGCTTGCATCAGATACAAGCTTTTCCATATGCTTAGTCCTCTGTGATTGTTACGGTTACACCCTGCGTAGCGTTAGTGCTCGCATTCATCTCGTGATTGTAATCATCGAGCTTCTTGATGTTACCAGCAATTGCATTCTGAAGAGACTGCAACTCCTTATCGAGGTTAGCCTTAAGCTCCTCAATACGAGCGATTTCAGCCTGGTTTGCAGCATTACACTGCTTAACCAACTTCTCTACATCAGAGAAGATGATGTTATTGTCACCGCGAAGAGCCTTTGTTACTGCGTCTTCTGTAACCTGACCAACCTTAGACAAGTCTGGAGAGATTGGCATTGCTATCTCACTTGCCTGGTCGCCCTTGTTAATGAACACTACTGGAGAACCAGTGATGTCGTTACCGAGCTGAATGCTTACTACATCATATCCCTTAACGAGATAACGCTTTGTTGCACGGTTTGTTGTAAGCTCGATGTTTCCATCCTGCTCAATCTTACGTTTCTTCTCGTCGAAGTTAGCTGCGTTCTGACGTGCCTCTGGGCGATAATACTGACAGCCAAAGTTCTGGCCTACAATAGAGAGAGATTTACGATTGTTTGCTACTACTGATGCTTTTACAGTTTCCATAATTTTTCATCCTTTTTGACATCGTTTTTGATAAACCAACGATGAAATTAATAAAATTTGTTTGTGCTGAATACAGCTTTATAAAAAACATTCCTGCCTCAGAGGGTCTGAATGCTGGAAAATAAATCAACTTCAATTGCTGTTCTAATGGGAAGCACGCTTCCAATTTTAACTGTTACACTTCTATATTCCTCTAAGTGAAGCTCAACTCGTGCAACGGGAATCCAACGGTAGGATTAACTTAGCCCATCATTAAAATTGCTATCATAAGCTTTGAATGTTGAATGTGCACAATCAAGTGCTATGACTTATGTAATTTGTTGTCTAATTCTAATAAACAATATGTGAAGTATACTGTTCTGTATCCGTCAAAGTCTCTGATGATTCAGGATTCGCGGAGGGTTACAGTGCTGAGATACAGATGTAAGTTTCCACATATATATAATCCACAAAAACTTTGGTAATTTCTTCTCGTACTTTCCACATACTTAAAAGTAACTACCGCGTACTACTATTGTTCGTCATAGACGTCGCCATCTATCCGCCGACCGTACTTGTCAACGTTACCCTATGCTCCTCCCATAGGTTCCATACTCAAGAGATACGTGCGTGTGTATCTATTACGCTTGGAGTTCACGTTTCATTATCGAACCATCTCACCTTCAAGGGGATCACAGATGCTACGGCTGTTTTTGCTATCGGATTTTGCTTCCTCATTTGTTTTTAATCTCTCATTTCTTCGAGACAGTGCACGAACACTCGGGAATTTAACCCTATCATTACCCTTGTCACCCACAACATTCCTTTTTAATACATCGAGACAGGATGTATTAATGAGTCACTAACTCCCTATCTTTATTACAAAGACGTACTTAAGTTCTGTTGCTGCCCATCAGTTTACTGATAACTGCTCTATAAATCTATAAGGATTTGCTGTCCTACTTCAATACCGCCCGTTGCTACCTATTAGTAGTTACGTTCGGCGACTCAAGCTCAAGACGGAATCGTATAGTTTATTCTGCATAATTATTTCAAAGTTACGGTTGGCACTCGGATTTCCGACTCGATTTCTTTCTTACAACGAAAGGGGTATACCTATCGGGGGACATCCATTTTTGTTAAACATGTTTATTTTCTCTCTAACTCTCTTTTCTTAATACTTATCTATAGCTATATACTTACTCATATATAATATACCAGCTTACTACTCTGTAGAGACTATATAATATTGTAAATATAATGCAAAGCACTAATACTTGTAGTTGTTGAAGGTTGACGGATCTTTCATTGTCATTGGTAATATGACATTCAGAATCAGGTCTACCTAAGTTTGTTTCCCAGTATCGCCTCTGAGAGCGGCTAACCTTGATTATATCGTAATCATCGCGTAGAGGAATCGTTTTTTTCGACACTCCAAATGTACACATTTTTATCTTCACCACGCATATATGGCTGTTGTACCTTAAATCAGACTTTGACCGCGGCCTCGTTTCGCGTAGCATTTTAGCATTCGGATTTTGCCCAATCCGCTGGTCATTTTACTTTTATATCCCGCATAAACGACCAAAGCCTGGCGGACGTATTTCTTCATAAATCAGACGTTTTACCCCATTCCCAGACCCTAAGGTGACCCAAAAGGCAGCTGAATCGAACAGCCAGGATTTACATAGTCAGCATATTTACCATACACTTTGTAGGTATTATCCCTACAATATTGATTACTCCATACATTTTTTCACTCCTTCATACTCTACTTTGGTTGTAGAGGAACACTAAGCTATGCATTTGTCGTGATACTCTATAATAGAATTTGGCCTTGCCTTCATACAGCCATTCCATGCACTGTATTCTTCGGGGTTTCTTATTATAGTTTCATCTCGTGTAACGTTCTTGTATACATAGTATCATAATATACATTTCCGATACGGCATCAAGTTCTGTGTGATTATCTTCTCACAGCTTACGCGTCTTCTCATACTTCCATCACCAGACGGTTCTCACTTCCATATGAATAGGGTTTGATACTACGCTAACCCTAATACAAATAGGTTTTTCAAGCCTAAATGTCTTCCATCCTATCTTTTGGGTTTCTCACACTTTGAGAGTGCTAACATATTTTCGGATCAAGTTATTTCGTTCCTAAGGCTAATGAGACCTTATATGGAACTAATATGCTGCTCCTATACACTAAGCGCATAGCTTACAATATATAGGAGCACCGATTGTACACGGTATACACTTGGTTCTTTTATTCTGATACTACTTCTGTAGAATCATGGGAGGTTTCCCAACTCCCCTTCGGTATTTTTAAACTAAAAGCTGGGAGATACGGATTCTCAACTTTAGACTTAGTACGAACCTTTACAACGTACTTAAGTTTTGTGTTAGTTACTTGGATTGTATCGTGTTTTACAGTTTCTGTAAACACGGTATCCTTTTTAGCTTCTTTCTCAGTATTACTCTGATTCAAGAATAGCGGTGCTGATACCTTTGGCATCGGGTCCGCAAACACCACAGTATTTCCAGGTAACTGTGGTGGTCCTGACTTACTTACAGCTAAGCATATACCACTAATGGCAAATGCTATACAGCATAAAGTAGTTGTTAACTTATTCATCTTTGATAGATTCTTCGCCTTTCAAGACTCTGTAAGCCTTACCAATACGACTACTAATTTCGCGAACTTTTTCTTTAGTAGTCTCTATTAGTTTTTTGACTTCTCTTCTGTCTCTTTTGGCTCTTCTTCCTTAGCCTTAGCTTCTTCCTTTACTTCAGTCTCTTTCTTTTCTAAGGCTTCCAACTCTTCCTTAGACATGAACTGAAGCTCAGGTATCTCTGATGGTTTGTAATTAATCATCTGAGACAGTGGGCTACGGAACAAGTTTGTTATAACTCCAGCTTGTATCTTCATATTGTTGAGCAAACTGTCTTGTTTAACACCATGAAGGTCTACTCCACGATACAGACTTTCTCTCAGAGATCTGAAAATCTTCATCGCAGTGTTGTCCTTTTTCTTACACTTGTCCAAGAATGACTCAACTACCTCTTCAGTTGGCTCTGTAACATACTTGATTGTAACATCAAATACATCGAGATTGTGCTTGAGTGTCTCAAGGCGCTCCTCCTGATCTTTGATAGCCTTCTCATTCTTCTTAGAATCCTTCTTGAGAACTTCGAGATTCTTCTCTACAGCCTCAATAGACTTCTTTGTTTCTTCCTTCTTGAGGTTTGCCTTCCAGATTACAATCTCACGTACAACATCAGCTATAAACTGATCATCGTAGTCACACTTTCCAGTCTTGCGATCTGTAACCGTGTTCTTAAGATGGCAGAAGGCTGATACTGGAGACTTAGATGTAGAGGTAACGGTGTAAAGAAAGGAACCAATTCCATTCATTACTAACGGAGCCTCTCCAACAAGCTCTATGAGCTCATGCAACAGCTGAATACGAGTCATGCCCTTGGTGGCGTCGGCTTTGACTTTCTCCAAATATGCTGCATAAAGACTGATAGCCTTTTGGATGTTCTCAAGGTAATCCTTGCGCTCAGATAAGAAAATAAGAAGACTCTTGCGGAGCTGCATCTTATTCTCAATCTTATTAACATCTAATTCTGGTTGTTCCTCAAGAAGTTCTTTCTCCTCCTTAAGCTTCTTTTTAGTTTCCGCAGAGACTTTCACGTTCTCTTGGGTAATAGTTACTTTACCATCCTTGTCTGGAGCTGGTAATGACTTGAGGTTGATTGTTACACCAATCTCCTTAGCAACTTCTGCCATGTTCTCAAGTACTGCTGGACGCATTGTACGAGACCATGGGGTGTCAGCAAGAGCTACTTCCTGAGCAAACATAGTCATTACACCAATAGCTGTACAACGATCCATCGTTTCAGCTACTTCTTTCTTAATCCCATAACGCTCTGCTGCAGCATCTGCATCGTGGAAATAAGAGTGACTCAGACTAAGCAAGTCTACTGTACGGTTCGGGTCTAGACCACGAGCTGTAGCTTTCTTTACTTGCTCTGTAAATTCGCTCATTGTGTTTGAAGGTGTCTGAACCTCTTCTACTTTAGGCTCTTCTACCTTTTCCTCTTTCTTAGTCTCCACGATTGGAGCTTCTACCTGAGGAGCTGCATTTGCAGCCTTATTAGCTTGCTTTGCCTGTTTGTTAATAGGCTTATTTTTCTTACTCATTTTGATAATGATTTTAAAAAGTTAAATACTTGTGAATATAATCACGTTAAATTAATAGTTTCTGAATTTGCTCATGATTGTCATGATGTATCGAAGTATGTAAACATAATTGTGGTGGTTTTAGAGGTGAGTAAACTATTCCGCTTTTAAATAGCGGACTGTTGAAACTAATCCGTAACGATTCAAGTGTGTTTTTATCCTTACCCACAGGTTTTAGCTGAGAGCTTAGAATGTCTCCTAACATCGCATCTGCCAAATGAGTTATACCCGATGTGTTAGTTGACGCCTGTGTGGGACACACTTGAACTGTACTTTTCTTAGTTTCATCGGAGTTATGCGAAG